AACAAGAAGAGGTTTGGAAGATCCAAAGCATCAACTATTGGAGTAATAGCATCTTCTCGGCTACTATTTTTCAAGTTGCCGTCATGGTTTCCAAGTATTATATAGGTCGGTGCAATAAAACTTAACCCACTTAAAAACTCTGAACACATTTTTACAAACTCTGGAGAGATGTTAGTTTTGGAGTGTGCAATGTCTCCGCAGTGAACAATATAATCCACCTTCTCTTCACGTAAGCGCTCGAAAAGTTTAGAGAAAACCTCACGATATTCTGTGTGGTATTTTAGATTTTTTATATGCGTGTCTGCGATATGGGCGATTTTATAGCTCATTCATACTCCAATAAATATTAAAAATACTTTCTAGATCGATCTGTGATGCCTCTTGTTTTAGATCTTCAGCTTCTGTTTTTGTTATGGACCCGATATCTTCAATATCAGAAGTGTCTAATTTATAGACATCTAATCCATACTCAAGAAGTAAAGATATAATTTTCATTGATTTGTTTAAGGCATCTTCGTCCAAACCAATATAAACTTTTGTTTGTTTTTCAACAATCTTTTTAAATAATTTTGTTGTTTCTTTTAGGGTCGATCCCAATATAGGAATAGAGTTTTTTATTTTTATAGAATCAAATGGCCCTTCAACTAGGGTTATTGGTTCATCCCAATTAATCAAAAGATCGTTAAAAATAATATTTTTTGACGCCGGAGGGTTCTTATAAGACAGCCAGTCGCCACTGTATGACCTGGCCGTGAAATAATTACAATTACCCTCATCGTCAAAGGACGGTATTATTATACGCTTTTTATATTTACCTGTCAAGCAAAATCCTATCTTATGGTATAATATATCTTTTTGACCTATACCCCTCGACCATAAATAAGATATGGCATCATTAGCTGCGGGAGGCAAGCCTTTCTTTGCTAAACAAATATATTCTGGTGGTAAATTTACAGGGGGCAGCTTTTCTTCTGGCTGATTAAAAATTAAATCCATCGTAGAAAAGTCCACTTCTTGATCCAATAGAGCCCAATCATGGCGGTCATCTATAGATCCAAAACGTTTTATAAGGTAAGATATTGCACCTTTTGTATCACAAACCCAGCATTTAAAAAAACCTTTGGTCACATTGACTGACAGTTTCTTTTTATGGTGTTTGCAAAAGGGACAATGATAAAGTGTTTCGTCTCTTGAATCATACCCAGATCCAAGGACTTCTCGTAATATATTTTTTTTATTTCTCATTTAGAATGTTTGTCTGCGACTACTGAAGCTGCAAAAGAATCAGGCTTGATTTTACAAGCAAATCCAGATCCAACTGCGTAGCCTACTAGCATTTTAGCCATAGGTGAGGTTCTATTATTACATTCTTCTGGTGAAATGTCAATATGTATTTCTACATTTGTTGATGGGCACAGTTCTGTTATTTTCATGGCCATGTTTATTGACTTCTCTGCTTCCTTAAGAATGCGGTTATAAAATCTATCAGGGTCATTATACTTTTCTATTTTATAAAAGTAAAGACCTCCTTTTTGATTTTCTGCGCCGATAAGAACAATGGTGGTTGTAAAAGTGCATTTTCCCATCTTAATATGAGAATCTGTACCTACAATGACTTGTCCTTTGTTTTTATTATGAGATTTTATTTTTTGTGTGATATCGAAAAAGTTAATGGATTTACCTGCACCGGTAGTCCAGTTCATTTTAGCCCTGCCTTCGCTACTACTATTGCATCAGCAATATCAAAATATTTTGGTCGTGGGTTTCCTTTATGAGTATATTCTACACTAAAGTCAGGGCAATTGTCAAGCACCCATTGTAGGATTTGTTTTTTAGTATCTTTACCTTTTTCTACCTTTATTTCGTTAAGTTTTCGTGCTTGCTGGGCAGTAAAGTAGGTTGGTTGATGCTTGAACGTCTCATAGCATATCCAAGAGATTGTACCATTAAACTTTTGCAAAGCTGCCATAGTTTTTGCTGTAGACCCTCCTGATCCAAAAAATATAAAAGGTTTCTCTATAAATACTTTCTGGATTGGGTACTGTGCTTTTATTTCTTGTAAGCCATCTTTGACATGTTGAACTTTATCAAAAAATGTTTCAAACTTGTTTTTATTTCTTGTGTCCCAAACTCCGGAGCGAATTATCTCTCCTTCACCGTCCAAGATACAAAAACCAGTTATGCTGGTGCTTATATCTAATCCTAATATCATATGATGGTTTCCTTAAATGTCTAATTTTAATTTAAACGTGTAGTCTATATCTTGTGTTTTTTTCACTGGCTTTGCTAGCTTGGCTACGGCGATGAGATTTCTATCTTCATCATATATGCCTATCTTACTAATGAATGTTTGTGGTTTAAAATCTGCGTTATAATCATAGAAAGATGAACTAACAGTATTTGTGATAAGAACCGTATTGTCTTGAAAGTACCCAGCACTACTTGAAACCATACCAACTTCAACAGACGATTCAGTGAAAGTTGGATTAGATGAATAATTTAATTCACCTAACGGCGCATCACAATGCATTGTCATCGTATTTATGTAATTCGTACCTTGAAAGCTTAAAGCAAAACTGGCCGAAGGTGTTAAATCTGTTCCAGACAACCCATCGTTTGCTCCGGCTGCAAAGTCTAACCATTGCCCTTGGCGTGTCGGAACGCCAAAATCATGTGATTCTTCTGTTAGCTTCCAGCTTCCAGTTAGTAATATAAACCCCTCATTATAAAGAACAACACCAGCAACTGAACCTGATCCATTTGATTGGGCAAATGCGGTGCCGCTCGTTTGTATTAGTTCTCCATTGCTGTACAAATCCTCGCATCTAGCCACCAAAGCGCCAGACATAAAAAAATCTAATTTAACAGATTTCTTATGTATTTGTGAACTATAAAAAATGCTTGGTATGCTTATAAGTGTTACATCTTGTTGTGATTTGTCCCAATCTCCAGATGATGAAAAAGCATAGTGTTTGCTTGTTGTTTTATAATAATCTAAAGTATTCTTAAGCGCTAGTAGGTGCGAACCAGTAGGGTTCGTACTGCTTTCAAACGTTTCTCTGACGATTGAAGCAGATAAAGGATAACTACCTGTTATTATATCACCATATAAAAATTGATTAAAGTTATTATCACTAATTGTTTTAAAAGAATTTAAAGATGAACCCTTACTAATAAAAGGAAATATTTTTGCTTTTACGCCGGTATTGGAATCTGGATCGTAAGTGTGTTTACTAAAATCCCTATCAATATTAAGCTCATACAAACTAACAAAACCTGTAGGCACATGTGTTACATTGCTTACATTTGCACCAGCTATATCATTTCTATTTCGATAATAAACACTAGCGCTGTGAACAAAAAACGTATTATCAGGATAGGCTTTTATCCTGTTTCTTAATATGTCCTTTGGGCCAAACTTATAATAAGGCATTTTAGTAGTCTAATCTAACCCTCAAGGTTATTTCATTTGAAGGAGTTTTCTTTAATGGTTCCGATAATTTAGCTACCGCTAATAGCTCATTATCAGCAGAATAAAGACCCACAGTTGTAATGTAAGCAACTGGTTCTGCTTTTGGATTATCATTTTTAACTCTAATCTTACTTCCAGTTACGTAAGTCGGATTTGAGCTGTAGTTGTAATCTTGTGTATTTGCACGGCAGAAGTATATGGTGGAATTTAATTCTGTTGTGTTATTAAACTCAACACCATCCAACATTACTCGGAAACCATTAGATGCTTGAGTTATGGTTGAGCCTGTTAACACGACATTTATTGGTTGTACCACGCCTGATCCGCCGCCTTCGATGCCGTCACTTAAAGGCTCTGGTATCGATTGTGGGTCACTAAATGCACCTTGAAATATCGAGGCGGTTAAAACAGCTATTCCCGCTTGATAATAAACGTGTCCAAGTGGCGGGTTAAGGTTAACCCCGGTACCTGCCTCGATAACGTTTTGACCGGTTGATGAGGTATAAAGCAAGCCATATTCGCCTGCCGGTGAGTTTACTTTATAATTTGTAACTGCACCGTAATCCCCAAGTGTTTCCAATGCGTGTCTATTATTACTTGCAGTAACATTACTAGCGCTACTATAAAAGCTAAGTCTAAATGAATCTTTTTTGATTTCATCTTTTGTTAGCAGTCTAGCAAAATTTACGAAAAAACATTCGCCCATTTTGTCGCCGCCTTTGAGGATATTACCATCTCGGTCAAAATCCTGAATTGACCCAGTTACATCATAGCCAACTAAAACTTGAGCGTGTTGATTATAGATGTTAATCTTTTTTGCATTTTGCACATTTTCAGATGATGATAGTGAACTTCTTGGACTATATCCCACAGAAAGATCAAAAATATGATTAGCAGAGGAGCTTAAAAAAGGATAATCAAACACTCCCTCAAACATGCCATGAGCAAATGTTTTAATATTCTCCTCGGGACCTGCAGAGCTGTTTTGATAAGTTCCTGAAGCAATTGTTCCTGTAATCGGAATCGCCTCATGCAGTAGGGTTCGTGTGTTAGCAATGTCGCTATTTAACAAAGTTTTAAATGTAGTAGCCATTTATTTTTCCTTTTAGTCTATAATTTTTAGTACTCTCACTGGGATATCTATCTTGTAACCAGTTGTAACGCCGGTAATTCTAATGTTAGTGTCAATAAAAGCGAAAGGATTTGTTCCATCCGTGTCCCCAGGCTGGGTTCCAATTGTATTAAACAAGAAATCTGAAGAAACAACGTCAGTTGCTGCTAAAAGTCCTAATCTTAACTTGGTTCCGCGAGGGCCTTGAATATTATCTTCGCCCAACTCTGTTACGCCATCCACATCAGTATTGCCAGGTAACATATCGGAAATATAACTGCCGGCAGTTTTAGTTAGATAATAGCTAGCTATCAAATCGTCATCAATAAAAGACGGTGCCGCTAGCGCCTTTGTTTCACTCTTAATATCATAAATTCTTAACAATCTAGAATCCATTTCAACAATATATTGTGTTTCTTTTAACTCGGGATCAATATTAAAAGCTGGTGATATTTCATCGGTATCCAAGCCTTGGTCGACTCTAATGTGATTCTCATTATCATTTGTTGTATACCCATTAATGTAGCCACTAAAAGTATTAACATCGATGCCGATTTCGTCCAATGAATTTTTAGTATCTTGATCAACATAAACAACATGAGAGCCAGACCCAAACGCGGAGGGGTCCGGCGTCCCCGGTGATACGCTGCCTTCAGCGGTCGGCGCGGTAGAAAAAAGCTTTTCATTTAACTTTATAATCGGCAGAAAAAGAAGATTGTTATTTGTTAAACTAATCAACTTGGTCTTCATGGTCGAAGTATTGTTCGTGAAGGCTTCAAAAATTGGTGTTTGTAGAATTTCTAAATCAAAGTATGCAGAGCCGGATGGGTGGCCACCATGAAATGATTCATAGTCAATTTCATCGTCGCCAAAAGCGAACTTTACCACTCTAAAGGAACCATCTCCTTGAGCCAGTCTTTTTCTTCCTGCATCTGTCAATACAGCATCTAATATAATATCACCTGAATTATCTAAGAAAGCCATTTACAATCTCCTCTTTAACTAAATAGTATTATATATCATTTATGGTATCTTTAGGTTCTTTGAACCTTACGTTAATGTCTATTTTTCTACCAGTTTGTTTTGATGTTATTCTTAATTTATATTTCTTTCCAAGGACAGTCGATCCACCGCTTTTGCCAACGACGACCTTTTGGTTTTCATAATCACCAAATACGTTACCATCTAAATCTGTTGACAAATCGGGAAAAGAAACAACATCGTGGTCACTGTTTGCTTCAAAAAATAAATATTTTTGAAAAGTTTTTGAATCCACAAATTTTTCTGTTTTCTCAAAATTAAATAGTTCAACTTTTAAATATGGCGCAGAATTTATATCAGATATCATTACAATTTTATAAACTGAACTGGGGTTTGACATGTTACCATGAATATCTATTCCTCTAAAAAAGTAATAATAATGTTGATTTGGAATGATGTTGTCTATAAATGATGCGGCCGCGGCCTCTTCTGTGTCAACCGTCTCAAAATTAAAAGTTGGATCGTTTATAAAATCTTTATAACTTGTTGGTTTGTTACTAATCCTAAACACTTGAACAGAGTTTAAAATATCATCACCTTTAAATATTACTTCATACTTACCACCAGGGTCGCCTACCCTCCGTAAAAGGTTTTTGTATTTCTGACTTAAAATTATGTTCTGGAACATAACATCTTCGCCTTCAAATATAGGTATTGGGCTTTCGCTAACTTCTCCCACTGACCCATTAAACAAAAACAATAGTTTATTATTTACCCCTTTATATGGAACAATTTGTATTTGAGGCGGAAGTGGAGGAAAATCATCAATTCTAGAATAGTTTATAGGATTTAGAGCTGTATTTACCATTTCAGAGTTGTGGTAAGGAACTCTAACAAACTGTAAATAAGGTTGCACTAAATAATTGTGTTTATACAAATCATCTGCTACTCTTTCTATTATCTCTTCTAAACCTGTGTTTGGGTTGGTTCCCTTTTCAAACTTGTTCATTCTGTATTTTGTACCCACGATAACTTTATGAGTAAAAATTTTGTATAGATAGTTTGCATGTGGAATAACTTGTGTATCTATATAAGGAATATTACTAAATTCTGAAATAGGCACAAATATGCTTTGTACATACCTGGGGGTGTCGAAACCAGCTACAAAGTTATATTTTGCGATCTCATACATTAACGTTTCTTGATGTGCTAGTCTTCCATCTTGTATTTCTTTTGGAGTTCTCATTAATCTACCTTCAACAAAGAGGTTTTTAATGCGAGACAAAAATTCTTCACCTTGGATTGTTTTAAGTAAATTTGAAAACAATGTAGTATTTTTGAGGGGATCTTCACGATATACAAAAACATTTTTTGGAGAGTCTAGTCCTATCTCTTGAAAACTGTCTAAATAAATATCAGCTGGAGATTTGAATACTGCTAAAGGATCATTTTCAGAATTGAATCCCTCATTTGGAATCGTGTCAGTAAAAAGAAATGGATCATCCTGATAAGAGTACGCACCTTCAGATTCTGGTGATTTCACAAAATGCATTCTAAATGTTTTTAAATTAATTTCATCAAATAAGTTAAATTGGCCACTTTCCGGCTCCGACAGTACCGTGCCGCCATAAAATTTTCCTATTGTTTCAAAATCCGAATAACCAAAATCGTTTAAATTGTTTAGAGAGTCAAGCTGATTGTTCACGTCAAAAGGCATGGTCAATGAAGCTGCGTGGGTATTTATAGAATCTAATAAGTCAATTTCTGATAAAAGTTTGGCTATTGGCCCCATATCTTCGGTAGGAATATCAATTTTCATTACAAACGGAAAAGTAGTTTTTAATTGTTGCGCTTGATTAAAAAGATCTAAAGTTTTTTCTGAAAAATATATGCCATTTTTTATTTCGTTAAGAAAACTTGGAATAGATGTTCTTTTGCTTAATACTTGTTGTCGAAAATCTTCTCTTGTTGCAAGATTATGCAAAAACTTATTTTTATAGTTATCAAAAAAACCTGCTATTGGTGTATTATAAACAACGTTCGCCGGTGCACCCGCCGGTCCAAAATCGGGATATTGAAAGTCTTTTAAATAGCCGGCAAAGAGAGTATTGGTTTTATCTTCTCCAGCCGGATCTAGGTTTACAAGAAAACCTTTTATATATTCCCTATAAGTTTTGGATAGATTATCTAGATAATTGTTTATATTCTTTAAAGTAAATAAATTTGAAGCTTCGGATTCTAATTCTGGGGTTCCAAAAGATAATATAGTACTTAATTGATTAAACTGATTAGGTAAATAAAGAAAATCATAAATACTAGGCAGTATGCCATGGCCCAAGAGTATATTGAACCCATCAAATGTGACACTCGGCTCATATTGAGAATCATAATAATTGTAAAAACCCTCATATCTTGGCTCCATATCTTTAACGCCGGCCTGGGACAGTGTTGTGTCAAATGCGCCCTGGCCACTTGGTACACCCATTTTTGTTGCAGAATCTAAAATTAGTCTACGTGGATTGTTGATATTTGATACTGGTCCGCTTTCAAAAATAAGATTGTCAAAATATCGTTGCACGGCCTGGGTATGAAAGAAGCCATTAGGTGCACTGTCCTCGCTCGTTCTCACTTGAATCCAAAAATCTTGCGTGAATGTAAAGCGTGCTGGGCTAGTGAAATTTCCTAAAGGCTTTAACTCATAATCTTGTGGGTTGAAGCCTGTTTTATACCCAGGACTGCCCGGGCCTCCACCATTGCTTTTAAGCACATATTCCTTATATGCATTAGTATTTAAACCTAATAGACCCTGGGGTTTAAATGTTACTGCAACATACTTGCCGGCAATTAAAACGACTGTCTTCGATCTCTGTTGTGCGTCCTGAATACCACTTTCACCAAACTCTGCAGCGCCTATTCGATCCAAGAATGGAGCATGGAAGGCGCTGGCATCAAAAAGATCTCCTGGGTAGGATGTAATTTTGTCATACTTGTATGCTATTGCTTGTTGCACCTCGCCGGCTCCACCTTGCGGAGTGAAGCTTTGCCCAATTTGAAAATTGTGTCTATTAAATGGACTCAAAGCTATATCATTTGAAGTTCTGAAAAAAGCCCTTTGTTTATTACTGCTCGCCATGTTTGTGAACATGTAAGCGCCTTTTTTATAATAACCGTTACCCTCTAATTCAGCTTCCACCGAAACGTCTCTATTTTCTTTTCTTATATTACCTAAATAATCGCTTGGGGCAGAAGAGCCTTCAGGAAAGTCGCCAAGCCTGATAGATGCGACGCCTACGGCGCCTACGTTGTCATTGAAGGTTTTTACTGCAACGTTAATAGCGTTTTTACGCAAAAATTGTTGTAAAGACGCTTCTGGGCGCACTGAATTTTTTGCATCAAAATACAACCCGGCTTTTTGATCAATGCCGCTTTGTTCGATGAGGTCTTTGGTTATAAGTGATAATACTACTTGGTTTGGATCATTAAATAGATAAATAAAATTAGTGTAGTATCCGGGCGGTTCGGTTATCAGCTGGGGTACCGAGTCTATGATTTCCATATATCACCTTGTTTAAGCATTTGGAGGCTCCGCAGTGTCTGCTGGCTCTGGTTCACCCTCTCCATATATTGGATTTGGATTTACCGCGGTGTCTAGTGGTTCCGCTGCACCCTCTCCGTATATTGGCCCGGGGACTTCTCCCAACCCAAATGGGTTTACATCCATCAGTGTCTGATCAGAACCACCCTGTAAGCTAGACAAAATTTGATTAAATGAAGTGTTAATAAAATCTTCCATATAGAACCTTTCTATTAATTAGTGTTTTAAACAATTACTTGCGGACCACCATTATTCAAAGTAAAATAAGAGTGTACCAAAGGCATATCAAAATTTTTAGCAAAAAATTTATTAATGTAAGGAGAGTCATATCTCACCAACCTACACAATAATTTACTTTCCGCGTTTGAAGACTGTCTAAACGTATCTATAACCTCTTTGTTTAAAGTTCTCCAAATCGGTTTTTTAATATTGCTTTTGTAAACTGTTATTACTGCTTTAGTATATGGACTATCTTCAGGATTATATATTATATCATAATTCATAAACTCATAGCCACTTAAATATTCAACTCTAACAATATTTTGATGCACGAAAAAGAATTGGGATATTCTACTGGGGTCAATAATCCCATTCACGATGTAACCTTGATCACTATTTAAATAATCTTTAAATTGGCTAGCTGTACCATCCTTTACGACCAAAGATAAACTCTCAAGCGATTCTTTACCGAGTTCTATGTTTACTTTCTGCTGGTCAGTTATTTCCAAGTTTTCTATTTGTTTATTATAATTAAGCCTAAAATTATTTGTAAATTTATTCAGTGCTTGTTTGCTGAAAAGAGAATTCATTAGATTATTTCTTTTTATTTCAACTTGTTTAAAATTATAATTAAATTTATAACCTGGAATAAAATTATCTAAATTTTCTCCCTCTGCTTCGCCAATATCATTATCATTAGGTGAAAGGGCCTCCTGTTGGTTTTGTATTTTAAAAAATTCACCTTGAGTTATTTCAGGAAAAGTAGTGCCCTGTCTTGCGTGCAGTGTAATAAGATCTTCTGCTAAAGATATGGCGACAGCGTTTCCTCCAAACTGGTTTGGCGCTTGATTAATAAAAATTCTGTTGTTTTCTAATATATCCCTTTTGATTTTTGCAATAGATGTAAATATTATTTGTGGGCTAACATTTTTTTTGCCTACAAAAACGCTTTGGGGTAATACAACAGTCGAAATTAGAGCACGCTTAAGCAAGCTATCCAAACACGGAGTATGCAAATATGAGTATAGCATATCAAGCGCGTTAAAATCTTTAGTCGTGCCTTTAATCGAAAAAGTAAAATTTTCAGGCGTAGAAGAGTTCTTGGTTAACTCGAAATAGTTATATAAACTAGCGAGTTCATAATCAGCTAAAAATATATCAAGAAACGCCTCTTTATTTCTACCAGCAGCCTCTGGGTAAGAAGATCCATTAAAGAAAAAATTACCAAAAGATGTGTTTGATGCCTTTCCTTGTTGAAACGCATCACTGTCGATAATCCCTGTAAAATCATAGCCGTGATCAGATGTTGTTATTGTTGATTGTTTGCTTGATTCAGTTTTAATTGTTTTTTGTTTAGATGTCTTTTTAACGTTGCCCTGGCTTATGCTATCAATGTATCCAGATCCGCGGCTTACTTTTAGAGCTTTTGCGCCAACTGGCTCTAAAGCCAAATTAAGAGTATACTGTATATATCTAAGCAAAGATTCTAACTGGATTAACTTTTCATTTGTGATTGTATAAATATTTCCAAGATTGATAAAGTATTTCGCGAAATCAATCGCTGATAGTTTGTCTTTTAACTTATTTGAATATAAAAATGCATATATGTAACTATACATAAGATTATCAGGCATCAATGATGTTAAAAGTAATATACCAATATCAGCATTTAGATTAATCTGTTGTGCGCCGGCCAGGGGGATATCAGTAAATTCAGTGAATCCCGAGTCCACCATCATAGTTATTACAGATGGGTGTATTTGACCGGTAATGGGGTCGAAACCTGATTTTAAATTCCCACCGATAAGATTATTAATCAACGGTGCAGCATGAAATTCAACAAATTTTATTACTTTTTTGACATCTGTTAAAGCAGTGGTAACACCATTTCTCATCATTTTAACAAAATCAATAGTTGGATCACTATATTCAACCTCCAGTGAATAGTTTTGAGTGGTGGTTATAGGACCAGTTCTATTTTGATTACCTATTTTATGTTTAAAAACAAAAACTTCTCTAGTATCAAATGGATTCCTGGGAACAAGGGTACCGAAATCGCCAAAGACTTGCTCATTTTCGTAAAGTCCGGGTGAGAACATGTTAATTTTTTCAACTGTAAACGATTTTGTTTGAGAACTAGTATAAGAAGAATTTGGGCCGTATTCAAAAATCTGCGGAGTAGAAGAATTATCGTCATCCATCACCGCTAAAACCTCATTACCATTTTTAATTGCACACCTTAAAAGTTTTGCAGAATTTAATATTTGTTGTGTATTTAAATCACCGTAATATGCTTCTTGTCCTTGTAGTTGTGCAACACTTGCAAAAAAAGTCCTAAAAAAACATTTGTCGGCTATAATTTCTTCTTTATCTATAGCGAAGTACCCTTCAACATTTCCCAGCCTATCTTGAGTTAGTGATATATCACTTATATAAGCTACCTTTTTATAATCGAGCCAATTGGATGGATCAAAAGCACCGTAGAATGGTGACTGTCCACCATCTAAAAAACTAAAATCTTTTGATGCGTTGTATAAAACTTTTTGAATTTTATCAAAAACTCTATTGTCAACAAATCTTGTATTTCTGACAATTGCATAATCTAATTTAGGATGAGGCTTACTGCTTACATGGGCTGCGCCGGCCATAAAAGAGTCAGTGGGCTGATGATAATGGACTGGACCAGCCCAAATATCTCCAGGGTTGCCATACTTTAAAAGTTTGTCGACATTCGGCTCATTTGCTGGATATTGGGCAATCGTAAAAATTAAACCTTTATCTTGAAATTTACCATCTAATATTGCAATGTCTCTTGTCACAGCAGAAACATAAATATTATCATCTAGATCTGGGTTTGAAACAGAAGAAACTATTGCATATCCCAAAAAGTCTTGATTTTTAGTTATGTTTTCAAACTTAATGTTTGCTACTATTTCAACTAATCTGGTGCCGTCACTTAATATTTGTACCGGAAGATTCTCGAATGTATCATCCTGACCAAGCGCACTTGACCCCTGTTCAATATATATTGAGCCGCCATCTGGGTTTGAACCAGGGTATAGAGAACCATAATATAAATTTTTGAAATTTATAACTTTTGTTTGGGTTCCGACGCTTTCGGCAAACGGACTCTCATTTATTAAAACACCTTTGGCTAAATTTGAAAGCTGGCCTTGTGAATCATATATTACCGGGTTTGTTGAGTCAAGATAATCAAATTGAGATTTTTTACCTAATTGGTGAATGTATATGTTATAGTTTTGCATATATTCAGATTCTAATAATTTTATTAGATCGGACTTATAATCACCGTCACCTCTGGAAAATTTTATTGCCAAGGTTAAGTTAGCAACTAGACTGCCGGCTGGGACCATTTGTTTTTCTAGAGCGTATTGTGGAACTGTATAGCCGTCGTTCTTTGGTGGAGTGATTTTAGTAGCATATGTTGTTTCTAAAGATAATCTTTTTATATAAACGTTAGGTAACAACTCTTGAGATAAACTTGGTATAGAAAGCATTAGTCGCAAACATCTCCTGTATCATCAACATCTGTGTATATATTATCAGCAATTTGTTTTTCAATTAAATCTTCACAATTAAATATTTTTTTATTATAAAATTGTTTTGTTTTGTCTTTTACTATCAATGGGCACATTACTTCTGGATCAATGTCCCCATCAAAAAATAAATTGAAATCATTTTCAACTGACATTTTGTCGGCACCAATAGAGCTATTTATTGAATCTTCTGCAAACTGGCTGTAATCTTTATAGAATTTTCTTTTAAGTAATTGCTCTTCGCCTTTTGAATCTTCATAAACTTCATAAAATTCAACTTCAAAGTTTTGCTTTTCAAAATTTGTATTTGACTCCTCTAGGCGAATAGCTACAAAATCTTTTACTGTAAAAATTGAGGAGCCATTCTTAAATCGTAAAAATGAAATTTCATCTTTTAATCCAAGTTTTTTTGCCATAAAGCCTAACTCATCAGGATCGTATTCATCAACAAAAACTTCTGGGATAAACTTTGAGTTAAAAGCACTGGAGTTTCTTTGATTTGTATATCTAATATCAACATTTAGTTGAGGTATATTGTAAAAAGATTTACCTTTTGAACCAGAGATTTCTAAAAAATCAGATGATGAGGATAAACGCGATTTAAGAAAAGATGCGTTCCACGCTGGTGCGTAACCACTAGAGTTTTTATATCTCCCTATAGACTGATCTCTTAATGTTTTTATTGCAGGCTCGGGTATTCTTTTAAAAAATTTAAGGGTTTCCTCCTCTGACAAATTATCTATCGTCGGATAAATGTCCGCGAGGGCCTCGATTGTTTCAAAGGTTTCTTTTCTTACAACAAAATCAGTTTCTATGCCATCTACAGTTGTTTGTGCAGAAAATCTAGGTGTTTCTTCTTGTATTCTTGGTTCTATTAAACTTTGACCCTCATTAACTATTTCAGCTTTGGCGCTGTTGTATATAATATCATCATCAAAATAAGCGTAATAAACGGGTTTTAGCTTGCCAATCGATAATAAAAATTTACCATATGGGGTAAGTTGTAAATCAAGTACTTTTTCTTTTGAATCTAAATAACTCATGTTTAATAATTAGAAACTCCGTTAAATTTGCCATCACCCATAGCTGCCACCACCGCCGCTGCCGCGGCCGCGTGAAGAACGACCAGAAGTATTACGATTTCGACTGCGTGCTGCTCGGTCTGCAGCAGCTTCAGCCGCGGCGGCAGCTGCAGCCTGTGCTGCGATTGAATTCTGTGCGGCCGTTTCTTTTTCTTTTTGCTTTTGTTTAGCTAGCTCGGCTTCTTTTGCTGCGGCAATAGCTTTTTTCTTCTCATTTGAAGCTCTGGCAGCTGATTCTATTTCTTCCTGTTTATTCTTGGCCCTCTCTGCTTCCTTAAAGGCCCTTCTTGCTTCTTGTTCCGCTTCGAAAGCTTCTTCAGCTTTTTTGGCAGCTTCTTTCTCTTTCCTAGCCCGAGACTCGTCGGCTTCTCTTTTTTTCCTTGCAGCCTCTTCTTTAAGTGCCAGGGCTCTTTTTCGCGCTGCTTCCGCGGTTTCCGTTTTACTCAATCCTGCTTTTTTCTCCGGATTCATTTCTTTTGGAGAATTTTCAGGGGATGTTTCAACGCCTAGATTTTCATCTGGCAAGAATTTTCCTTCACCCTTAAATGGTCCTGCCTCTATTGCTTCTATGGCTGTTGGTTCTGGCGGCAAACCGTATGGTATTGATGCTACATTAGCGTCTATTTTAACCAATTCTATCAAACTAAAGAAATCAAATGGCCAATTATAACTAAAAGAAGGCGATCCAGTTTTTGCCGACTCACCATCTCCAAAGTTGAACTGGAATTTAAAATTAGTGTCGTCTGCTGAATCTGCAGTTTTTTCAAAATAATTATATGCCGATCTTTGTTTTACTTTAAAGATCATCCACCTTGTGTCCTCTTTAAAGAATGGCATTAGATGATCAGCAGCTGTTCCGCCTCCCTGACTGACAAATATTTCACCCGGTAACTCGACCTCTTTCTCTATAAAATCTATACCTATGTCTGGGGTCAAGTTTTGCCAAATATCTGTTAAATCTTGTTGTTTTAGCTCTACTTCAAAATCAATAATAAACATCGCAAAAGGATCTATATCGTCAGGACTCTTTATAAAATCTAAATGAGGAGGAATCACAAATTTTTGCATTTTTCGCACCATATCTACAATGCCTGCATCTGGGAAACCGGGTGTTCCAATGTTTGGACTTTGTTCCGCTCCTTTAAGTTCCGCATATTCCTTTGCTTTAGCTACGGTTTCTTTTGATAATTTATATTTTTGAATAGTATTATAGGCTGTCTTATAAAAGGGTATTGCTACAATCGCTTCAGATATTTTCTTTTTAAAGGCAACTTGGCCAAGCTTTCTCGGCTTCGGGTCGATCCCTAAAAGAGTTGCTAGTGAGCCGGTCGGAGTAATCCCGGTGGGTGCAAATTCAGAGCTATCTATATCTTGAACCTGCATAAAAATGCCTTCAGCTTCTCCAGGCTTAACACCATATTGGTGCCACATACCTCGGGCAAGGGCGCCCTCGCCAATGGATGGCACGGAAACATCTACGTTTTTAAAATTTAAAATCGGAGTTTCCCATTTTGGCTGTATCGTTAAAATGTTTGAACCATCTCCTGGTCCTTTCTTAATCACGAGCGGGTTTCCGAACTCATCAAAATCAACAGATGCCTGTTGCACAACTTTGAAATCTATACTAGCGGTAAGGTTCATTCTATTGCGCGTTGCAACACTAGTATTGTCGGGATCGTCCCATCCTGAATTGTTTTCGCCCTCGCCATATCCTGTCACAAATCTTTTAAACCGAAGGCCATTTTCTTGAACATTAGACATAATATTCAGAATGTTAAGAGACTCTCCATCAGGAATAACTGCCTCGGATGGTCTAAAAACAAGTTCTACGTGACTATAACCATCATAATACGGCGGTGTAAATGGCTCGAATGATGCCGACCCATACAATGGGTATGTCCCTTCTTCACCGGTTGTTAAGAAAGAGTCATTAGCCACCGGTGGGCCAAACGCTGATCCATAGTAATCTGATGACTTTGTATTACTAGATCCAGTTTGTGCGTACATGACGCATGTAGGTGGATTAACTTCATACGATACGCTATTTCTATCTAAAGTACCAGCGGCGATACCTTTCTCTATTTGGCTATTTAATGTTTTTAATGATCCAAACTGTCCGTTATATAATGCAATTCTCATTCGGTACTCTATATTTGGATCAAAATCTTGTCCAAAGTTGCTTGGTTCACCATCAGGGGCCGAAATTATTGTTGTTAAATTTCCGCCTGGTTTAAAGAAATCAATTGTAGATGCGAGAAAATTACTCATTGCTAGTTTATAATTTAAACTACCTGCTGTTGATATAGAAGCAGAAAGATCAGCACTAGCTGACGGGTGCGGTTCGTTATCTATTATATACTGATTGATATACTTTTCTGGCTCTAGGAGACCATCAAAAGGTATTCTTAAATCAAAACTAGAACTTATTCTAGGAATAGATGCTAAATATTTATTGCTATCGTAGCGCTCTGGAACACCATCGGTCGCTTGATTAGAGCCGGTAAAAGCCATGCTTACGTCGGCGGTATGAACTGGGTAGTCTACTCCAATTCCAGATTTTATTGAGTTAAATAAAATACCAGGAGCAAAAAAAGCTTTCCACACTGGGTTAATCATTCCCAAGTGATCGCCTCTGATTGTATCGCCAAAGTTATACTCGGTCGCGACACCGATTTCATCTATACTTGATCCGGTAATTGCAAAACTACTTTTGTAGCTTTCGTAAAACAATCTAGCTAGATCCTGTACTCTGTCTGCAGGGTAGAAACCATCATATGGTAAGAATTTTAATAATGCTTTTACAGACAATGTTACTTTTGAAGCTTCAGTTTCTTCGCCGTATATATTACTTACTACAGAAAAGGTTTTTAAGAAGTCAGAATGTGAATAGGTTTTGAAAAAATTATTCACACTAGAATCAAAAGGCTCTGTATTTGGAAATTCTGCTGCTCCTGTTAATTCAAGGAATGAGTCAGGCTTACTTAAAAACCCTTGCGGTGCCTCATTTAAATAAAAGTCCATGTGATTAGAAATTCTAAACTCTGGTATTATTGTGTGGTCTTTTCCAACTCTTTTAATATCCTCTATAAATTCAGAATATGTGTCATAAGTTGGTGTTTTATCTGATTGGGCGCCGGCGTCCCATTTTGTGTCACCAAATTTGTACTGATGAAGGAGATCGCTATCTATGACACCTGCAACTCTTCTGTTATACTGTGGGAATAGCGGCGCATATTGGATATGATTAAAACCCGCTGTTTGACCTGCGATTGAAGATGAGCCAAAACAATAATTTGCATATGGATAAAAACTGTTTTGGAGCACACCTGCTCCATCTGACCCTCCTGATATCACCGGCATGAATCCGCTAGTGCTCCCGACCATCACTTTCGCCTCTGCAAATTCGCCACCGTAACGTCTTATTTTACCAGGGTCATTTGTTTCATAGTCTAATCTACCGTCAAGCGGCCAAATACTGCCAGTAAAAGACCCTTCTTCTTCGGTATTGAAGCTCATCTCTGGTTTGGTGTATACACGGTCCACATTACTTGAATAAAACGTGCCGGCGTCGGTAAGAAAGTTATACGCATCCCGAACAGCACCGCGAGTCGGTGTTGCATCTGCGGGACCATCATTCTCTGCGTAAACACCTTTATTAGTTAATCTTCTATCTGATTCAGAATCTCTCCAATAATTATTTTTGTAATTCTGTCTTTGCCGATGGCTAGATAGATATGTATATTGTTCTTTCGGATATATTGTCTCTTTAGTTATAAAAGTTACCAAGCCTTTTATTGGATTTAGATTTTCTGCTCCGATAAAATCATTTGACTCATATAAATAATAGTTTATGACATCTAGCGTTTGTTGATCAGTTTTTACATTTCTTTTCGGATCTAATAAAAACTGGTCTAAATTTACTTTTGGTTCGTTTGCGCTACGATCTGTGAAAAAATTAATATTATTCATATAAGAGTGGTTAATTGTCACCACTGATGGCTCGCCCCCAACTTCATCGACAACCGCATGTGTTATTGGTTTATATTTACTTGTTATTGGTGGTTCGATAGAGGAAGTTATTGATCCTTTACTACCAGATAAAAGTATTTGTTTGTTATCGCTGTTCGTACCGAACACCGGCCTCAAATAGCTAATTCTATTTTCTGCTTTGTGCATTCTAACAACTGGGTGGTTGTCTTTTTTGTAAAGTTTCCAGCTTGCGCCTCCGGCCGGCCCTTGACGTTTATATAATAAACCATGAAAGCCCCTGGCCTGCGCAAGTTCGAGGGGCGGCTCAAAAGGATGACCAATGTTCGTCCCCATTCTTATATTTCGGTATTGTAGTGGACCACCTTTCAATAGCGAGGTGGTTGTGCCATCGGTTATAGGGGTGCCACTTGGATGACCAAGGGTGTTGGTGGAAGATGATACAGGCTCGTAAAACAAATAATTCAAATTATTTGTGGCGCCTATGAAGGGCTTGGTATTTACAAAGTTAGGAGCATTAGTGTCCCTATAAACGATGCCAAATATCGTCGGCGCGGCGGCCAAGTTAAAGAATTGGGCTATGGCGATATTACTAGATGACACAAAAGTCAAATCTGTTGACGCAAGACTTGCATTTTTAAAGTCTGGTTTTTCAAAACCGTAAAGAGCAGAGCCGGTATAATTTTCTATTATACTTGCCGTAATCCAAGCATACTGTACATCAGTCTGTGGAATTTGATGTTGGACAAAAAAGTTATCGAAAGCGGTATCTATCTCTATAGTTCCTAGATCCCCAGTAAAAGCGTTTGAATATTTTGGTTGTTTACGTCCATTTCTGTTAACTTTATGGAACGAGCCAGTGCCAATGTAATTTAAGTCTGCGCCTGGGTCATTTATAGAAGAAGAGCCACCGGGATAATCTTTCCAAGATGCTCTTTCAAAATCCGCAACAGTTCTGGCGTCACTAAAATACCCAAATTGATTTGTGTGATTGGTTAAAAACTCTTGTAGTGGTTGACGTACAGATAAGTTTCTAAAGGGTAAAACATTGTAGATACTAAATTCTGCAGCTGCTGTATCTAACATTCCCTCACCCATAGTTGCTGGATCACCCGGCGCAGAAAACCTATTGACAATTATTGCTTTATTTGACCCAGTTAAGTCTCTTCGCGGCAGTGAAAAATCAATCACGCCCGATACAGCGGTGGAATCAGGAGTAATGCTTGGTAAGAATCCGTCAGCCTCTGCTAGATACCTATTGTTTATTGAACGACCGTTGGTCATTACAATTTCATAAGTATTAGTATAGTTTCCTATTTTTGTGACACCGAAAGCATCTGTAGCTTGGTCTTCTGTCTCGACAGCACTCGTTAACTGCTGGATGTTTTTAATGTTTACAGGACGCTTTGCATATTCTTCTCTAAAGTAGACAGACTTTGGATCATGCGGATCTATATTTAATAAGTCCAGCGCGCTGCTATCAGCACTAATTTTCCAACCTTCTAATCGCCCCAGCTCTTGAGTATCAGGAGGATCATTATCAGGTGTAAAATTGGTCATTACATGTCGATAGGCGCGCCCACCAACATATTTTTCTGTAAACGGCCCCTGCAATGGCACATCACCAAAAGGTCCGTAATTGTCATGATGTAGATTTGTAATTGCAAGATTTTCTTGAAAGTCGGCAAGATCGGCATATGCCGGGTTCGAGTTGACCGAAGAACTGTATAAACTAAATGGAAATACCATTTGGCCTTTATAAACTTCATAAGGGTTGTCTGTTCCGTCAACAAAGACAGCAGCAGAAAACTTAAATTTTCTCTTTCCTTTGTTTAGCTCTAGATTATCATCACAACCTTTAAACTCTTCAAGGTTTGATTGTGGTGGTTCAATTGATATTAATCCGCCTTCTCCTGGTGTTGACTGCGTTGGTCGCTTTCTTATAGAGTCCCAAAAACCAACTTTTTTGTTTTCGGCTGCATTACCACCGCCATGAAGCTGTTGTTCTTTTACTGCTTTTATTTTATACGGCCTTGCAAAGCGTCGTAAAGCATACGCCGAACCTTGATAGCTGTTGGTCCCATCACTTAAATTTGGCGGTGTTGCATTATTTAGATTGTTAATAACATCTAATATTTCTTGACGATCCGAGTCTACATCTGCGTCACCGCTAGTTAAAATCTCACCAGAACGCTCTGCTCTCTCTTTAAACCATAAACAATTAACTGATTCGTCTAGGCTTTCGGTCGCATGGCCTTCTTTCCAAGGGTATAGTAGTTCGTTAATACCAAACAACACAGCTTCAGGATCTGACTGTTTAAATTCATAAGTTGGAAATTTTGATTCATACTTATTTCTTTCTAAAATGTGAGACTCAATAATATTTCTTAACGGTCTCTCATCTAACCCAGAAGACATTGGTGCTAATTTTTGAATCATAGCAGCGACTGCAAGATCAAACCATTTGAAATATTCAATATATTTATCAATATCAGGAGTATCGGTTCTTTGAAAAAACAATTGTCTTAATAGTTTTAAGGACTTATATTCGCCGCGATACCTGTCAACACCGTGACCAATGAGATTGTTAAAGTCAACAACCGTTGACATAAATTTTAACATTTCCTCTGATATATTTTGATATGGACTTTTCTCTACATATAAATCAAAAAATGAGGGACGGCTATCTCTAGTAAAATATCTATCATCATTGGTTAATACTTGAATTGTATTCTCATTTGCCAAAACTTCCGGTATGTTTGGTTTTGCTGTTACCACATCATCTATTTTTACGACACGCGTGGAGCTGGCCCTAAACCCGTGTCCCAGACCGGTGAATTGTTTATTCAATATGTTACTTAAAAATCCGTATCTTGGAATCTGTCCTATTGAACCTGATGTAAAATCATCTACAATAAACTCACCAGATGCATCAGAGCCAGTGACACTATCAAAATTCCAATGCAATAACAGAGTTTCTTTATTGGGAACAAAAACGTTTTTAATTTTATCATTAAACAAGTAAGCATTTTGATCTGGATTTTTAATACTATAGTTATTTAAATCTGACGCATGAGTCGATAAGTCATCGATAGATAATTTGTTTTGCCAAACTCTAATTGAATTAACATCAACATCAGTTGGCTGAAGTAAGGTTCCACTAAAATTTGTTCTGTGCGCACCAACAAAAACTCGTTTTGGCGATGCTAAAAATTTAGTTGCTTGATCTAACGTAATAGACCCTGTGACTGTAAATTTATTTATTGTCTCATCTAAAACTTTTTGAATTCCAGAAAACTCCACTACATAGTCAGAATCTCCAGCGCCATCGATACCATTTGAATTAGGATATGTTGTTGGATATAACGATACCATTAAATTCCATGGAGTATCGTTATAAACAGAATTGAAGAAGGATGAGGTTAGTTCAGGAATAAACCCGCCAACGGTACCAGTTAAAACAAATTTTGCCTTATTCGAAAAGAACTCTGGTTTTATTGTTCTAACAATAAAATTGGCATAATCATCGCTTGCCCAAACAGTATCAGATGGATTAGCATCATCTGCAGTGTGCATTCCATATACACTAGATGTGAGCATTAATGAATAATTGTTTTGAAATTGAGAAGAATTCTCTTGTAGCGTACTAAACTGGCTTTGATCAACTCTATTAGGGCATATAATTGACGTTTCAACTGTAAATGACATACCAGATTCTTGTGATACGTTAGTAGCAAAATCCTTACTAGCAGATATGAAAGTTGCACTATTGGGGTCAGGGTCTAAACTAGAAGAATATTGATAAACAGTCGCTGTGGAGTGGCCCTCTAGATTAAAATTAACCAGTTTAAATTTATCTGATACTGTTCTAAAGTTGTCTTGCAATAAATAATCAGCATTATTAGCGTAATAGTTTAATTTATAGACTTTATCGTCTATTCCAAAACAACGAATAAGATTTCTAAAAGACTTTTCTGTGCCTTTGGATTTATTTATAAAACTTAAGTTGTTATAGATGTTTCTATATATGATATTTTTAACGTTTGATATTTGCTCTGTATACAGACTATTATCGTCTCTATTCTCAAATTGCTCCAGTGCGTCTATCGCGTTAAATATTTCTGGTGCTATAAACCCTTTAGATTCTAAAATCCTACTCATGAAAGGAATTGGTTTTTGAGATCCACTAAAATAACTTGTCTGTCCTAAATCTGGCACTGATTTAGCTAAATTTGATACATCATCAAAATAGCTACTCAATATTTGAGTTAAATTCCATAGAGAGTTTGCTATTATGCCTTCATTATCTGGGTCATTTGCATCATGTTCTTCTAATATCCAGCTTGGTAAAGAATAGTATATTGTAGATGGATTATTGTAATCATAATTTCTACCTTCTTTTCTTTTTAAATTTAAAAAGCTAACAACTTCAGGATGATGCGCATAAATTATTGGATCTCTAAATTCACTACCAGTGAAGTTGCTTAAGTTGGACTCATTAATTGCTGAACCGGTTTTTCTTGAGTAAGACGAGTTGTAGCCCGTCCACGTACCATTACTAACCCTACCAGAGTAATCTAGAACAATAGAATCTGTAGATGAAGTTAGCGTTAGCCCTTCGTTGAATTTGTAGTACAGTCCCAAGTGAGTATTGGCATCATCAGTGTTCGTGCCGCCACCTACTTGATCAAACCATCTAGTTTGAATTTGTCTAGAATCTCTCCAAACTTTCCAAAACCTAAATTCATCTAACGAACCCGATAGCTTACCCCAGCCTTTTCCAGCTTGCGGGGCGCCAGCATTTGTACCAGATGGGTTTGTTGCTAGGGCGCCGATGGCCCCAACAATAGTTCCACTAACATAATCTACAGTTGTGCCGGCTTTAACATTATGATTAAATTCACCATCAATAAAGAGATCTACTGACGTATTAGAGCCATCGTTTTTAAATCTGAATGAGTAGTGGTGCCAATTGTTATCTGTAATCGATGCTGGTGTTAAAGATTCGCCAATCTGCTGTTTAGATATACCATTAGTTCCAGACATGTAAGTTACGAAAAACGGAGAAGCAGTTGCAGTACCAGACATTTCAATGGTCATGCGCCCATAGTCTAAACTTGAAGATATTGACGCAGTAGTGAAGATGTCAAACAAAACCTCGGTTTGGGTAGCATCAGAATCAAAAGCAGCTTTTTTAAGCCAAAACTCTACGGTATTTCCATCATTTCCGCCTATCTTTAAGTTGCATTCACGATTCTTTGATAGATCGTATAAATTTGCGCCTTTTCTATAATGTGCCTCACCAGTATCAGGATCAATGTGAATTTTTGAACCTACGCCGGCGTGAGGCCCACCGTTAAAAGAAACATATTCATATGTTCCAGTGCCAGCGGCACCATACGAACCCCAAACGGTATGGTCAGTTGATACATCAGTGGCTGTTATACTGGCTGTTGAAAATACCCCATATCCTGTTGTTCTTGGGTATCCATTATTAAACGTATGAATGTCTAGATTAGAAGATGATAATTCCCAAAGTAATTTTTCTTTTTTGGAACCATCATATGGATATGAATTATAAATTCTTGTTATAGAATCATAATAATATTTTTCAGCAGATCCAAAACGAGCAAAGTTTTCTGGTTTTGAATAATCAACCAAGGGAACAAATTTATTTTTTTGTTCTATAAATGCTTTAATATATTCAGGTGATTCTACACCACTAGACGTCAAAGAATTTAAAGAGACGTTTGATAGGTTTTTGAATTTTTCTTCTTTAAATAAATCTTTTAAGGACATATTACTCTACTCTAAACCTAAACCTTTCTGGTTGCTCAACGTAGCTTCCATTAATTAGATATGCAAAACTTAATTCATATACAGTGTCAGTATCAAACAAGCTCATCTCTAGATCAAAATAGCTACCACTCGTATCATAAGACAATCGAGTGTGGTTTAGGGAACCAGTCCCAAAAGGAATAACGTCTAGATTATCACTCACTCTAGTAAAACGATAATAAGCATTATCAACTATAGTTGTTTCTATGTCGCTACTCGCTACTGTATAAATAGTTGGAGACCAATCTTTTTGACGAGTATATAATCTAAATCTAACCTTCTCTCCTTGATTGTAGGTTGAGCGTAAGTTAGTAACTTTAGAAATGTATTTCTGATCAAAGTTATAATTTTGACTATTAAATGTTTTAACTGTTATTGCTGAACCAGTGTGGTACTCTATACTCCCACTATTCCAAACATCAAAAATAGATGTAATGGATGATGAAACATATGCAAAAGAGCAAGAGTAAATACCAGTCTCGATGCGAGATGCAGTGATATTTGTATGTCCATCAGCTTTAACATTACCACCAACAGGCAATTTAAGCTTGGATCCAAGCGGACCAGTGGATCCACTATATATATTAACATTTAATACCTGAACACCGTCACTGGTGCCAAGTCCAGGGATATCTTTCAATTCACCTCTAACCACATTGTATAGGTATAAATTCATTAAATTATCAGCCGCGGGAACGAGAGATGAACTTAAGAAAAAATCGCCTCTATTGTCTTTTTTACTATCATCAAATCTTGCCTCAATAACTGGGCGTTTGTGGAAAAATTGAGATCCACGAGCAAAGAACATTTTAGTGTAATAAGACTGTTCTGCAGTTTCATTTGAACTTGTTAAGCGAATTCCAAAGCCATAATTATTTAAATCACCTTTAATCCAATCTTCCACCAAGTGACTAACATCTAGATCAAGATTTTCAAAGCCTGTGTCAAATGATTGACTAAAAAGATATTCATTTGGCAAAGCATCGGAGCCGGTTTTATAGCTACCTCCAGGTTGTAGCACATCTTGATGATCAATCCATTTAACACCATCAGAAGCTGATACCCAATTTGAAGCATCAAGATCTGTGTATTCTTCCATATCCAGACCAAGGCCCTCACTCCAAGACTGTGAAATGGCCGATACAACAAGAGTATAATTTTTTGGTGTTGTTTGGGTGTGTTCTGCATCATACATTCTCAAGAAAAAATTAACACTACCAGATGCAGGAATAACACCGCTAGTTCTGTCCGCATTTATTTGAGTCACATCAAACTCAATTAACACGCGAGAGAGTTCAGAGGATAGCCCAGAAACGCTGGAACTCGCTTGACCGTAGATACTGAACACTTCAAGAATGTCTGATTGGCCCATATTGCCACTAACGCCACGAGTTTGTAGATTTGACTTAAAAGCGTTTGTAATAGTATTGTCTTTTGTAGCGTAATATCTCTTTATTGCCATTATTCAAGTTCCCCTACAATGTCAGTGTTGGGAAATTTAATTTCAAAAATAGAATCAATTGGGCAAAGAATTTTTCTACCGTCTGTGCTTTTACTGTCTTCTACATTAAAATTTGAATCAGAATACGAAGGACCAGTTTTGGTTACAGCGTCCACCTCAATAACATCCAACACCAACGGTGAATTTTTAAGCACTGCAAAAACATCAGTTATCAAAAAAGGTTCTCCTATTTCAAAATCTCTTCTATTGCTAAAATAGTTTATCAAATCCGTTTTAGAGTTTTCTAATGCCGTAAATTTATTAACATCAGGAAAGCATATAATCTTATAACTTATTCTAAGATTAATAATGTTTGCATCTAAAATATCTATTGAGTCATTGATCATTTTAAATCTAGATAGATAAGTTTTTAAATTATTTTTAATTACTTCATTCGATTTTTGAAATTTTCCATTGGACCCTTTAGACATAACATATAAATTTATGTTTCTTTGATTAAATGAATCAGAGTCTTGATATGCCATAGCTTTTGATATTGATCCAAACTGTCTGGGCATGTTGTATGTGGCAGTTATTAAATCATCTTTTGTCACTATTCTGTTTTGCATACCATATACACCAAAAGCACGCTCTCGTATTTCATCTGCGTTTGGCAATGGACTTGATCCAATAAAAGCCTCTTCATTGATAACTTCTAAACTCCCGCGCACACCTTGTACCAATGACACGTCTAAATCAAATTCACTTTGAAAATCTATTATTGCATTTTTCACATTCACTATCGTGGCTGCTGCCGTGTTGGTATTTTCAGCAGAATTAACTCGATAAATTATAGTTAAAATTGTGTCTGATGGGCTTATACCTAGACTATCTGTTTTTGTTAAAGATGCGGGATCAAAAGAGTCATCTGTCACATAATTTTTACCGTGTTGCTGTAACATTACAGTGCTTGGATCTAAAACACTTGAAACATTTTCATTAGTGCCGAACCCAAACTGTAGGAAAACTCTTTCCCTCTCTTTAAGTACAACATATCTTCTTGGAATTGAAATTGGCTTTAATATGTTTGGCACTTTGGACATGTTTTGGTTTTGATTTGCGATGGGCACATATATTGTATTTTGAGTTAAATAATCTACCTCAAAATAGTTATTACCCTCTGAATCAATGACAGATACTATTTCAGTTATATTGTTTCCTGGTATCTCAACCTTTCTAAACCTTTGATAACTTCCAAGCACTTCTTCATGCACTGCTAGCTCACCAGAAATTGCCTGTCCTCTAGCTCTAATAGCGTATGTAGTTGGCACAGAAGTTTGATTGTTAATTTGGCCAGGAACCACTTCATTTTGCTCAATATCTTTAAAATTGACATCTTCTAAAAGAGTGAATAATTTTCCATCACGAGTTGAAAATTGACTACCTGCTTTTAAGAATGGAGCATAATCATAATCAGGAGAACCATTTGAACTAGCAGGTATTTCAATAAAAAAAGCTAATGTGCCGAATGATGCAGCTGCTAAATCTGCTTTCAGACCTAGTTGTTTAGATATCTTTAAAACATTGTCATATTCAGTTGCAGTTGATAAGAAGCTTTCATTAACCTGATAATCTAAATAAAATGATAAAATATCACCAACATATGAAACAGTGTCAAGCATTAAAGAGCCAAAGGAGTTAATAGAAAAATCTTTAAACGTATCGGGGTAATATCTTCTGGCATAATTCACTAAATCTGATTTAATTGACTCAAAATCACGACTTGTATAATTTATTGCTGGTTTCTTTTTTGACATTCTATTAACTAATCCTTTTTAATTTGGTGACGTATCTGCTAGTATAACAGAGTCTCTAATATTGTAGCCGTTAATATCATATATTAATTCTATAGCTAGCAGATTTTTTTGACCCGCTTTGGCTACCATCCTTTCATCATCTCTTGAAATAACTAAAGACACAATTGATATTTGTGGTAAATATGCAGCTACTTGTTGTGATATTCTTAATCGAATATCTGCTTCTGGAAATTGTTCAAATAAAAATCTTCTCAAGCCAATTCCATAATTGGGCACCATGACTCTTTCGCCAGGATTTGTATACATTAACATTCTTATATTTTGTTTTACGTTTTCTCTTAAGTCTTTATGTAATTTGTAAAACAAATCATCATTATCTTGCGTCAAGGGGAGTGCTGCATCCAAACCAATTGTCATATTTAGATTGCTAGTCATTAGTATTTCTCCTTAAACATAAGTAGTTTAAAAAAACTATTTTCTTATTCGTCTGTGCAATCAAAAAGTTCTGTTTGTGGTTTGGCCGAGCCTTTGTTTACTGCCTTTGCCTGATTAGGATCATCAATGTCATCTGATCCATCTAGTATTTTAGCTAAAATGCCACAAGCTGTTACAGGGCCTGGTAAAAACCATGGAGTTCGCCATGTGGGATCTGTTATGTTTGCCACCGCTTTAATAACAGCTTCTAGAAGCAAAGCTAATAAACTCATATCTGGCTGTTGAAATTGAATCAATTGTTGTTTATTAAAATCGTTTTCATAATATTTTTGATTATTTTCCCTATCGCACATTGCTAATTGATTTAATAACGCACTTTGAAGCGCCAGCAATGTTTTATCAAAAAGTGATTCCAATGCAGGATATTCATTTTTCAAAGTAGAGGTTACAAATATTGACACAAAAGACAATATACTATCGTACTGAAAAGACGAAACAAATTGATCCAAATTAGCGGTGTTGGTCCCATCTACAATTGCAGAAAGCACACTAGGAGGGGTTATATCTTCTAGAGGTAGAGGATCCGACCCTTGTACAGTTGTGCCATCGCTAAATGGTTTATAGACATATGCAATGGGAAGTTTGAAATAAAATATGCCGTTATCTTTTATAAGAAATTTTTTCTCTAAAGCTACATTAGCGAATGAGGAAAAACTTGATTCGTCATTATTGCCACCACTCATATTATTCAGCAACTGATCAATATCATTCGAAAGACCAAAAGCCTCTGCTCTTATGAGAATATTAAGAGTTTGATAAGATCCAAACTTATAAAAATATGTATCATAACTTCTCATTCTAGCATCTAAAAAGTTTAATTGAGCTGAAATATCCGAGACAAATGTTGTGCTACCTGGAGCGTATTGTTCATATCCTTCAGGTATAAAAGCGCCTGCAAGAATCGCGTCTATTTCTTCAAATTTATAGCCTTTTTCGCCCCAATAAGCTTCGGCTTCTTCTTCAGTGTCATAAAAAGGATTTTCTCCAGGTTTAAGGGTTTGTGGAGTCTCGGTTTGATCGCCAATTCCTCCGAAACCATAAAGACTGTTTAAAACTGTTTTAGAGTCAACAAAACCACCGCCGACTTCATTGGCTTTCTCCAATCCCGCTCTTAAATTTTTTGCAAAATAATGAATTGCTGACTTGATCCCTTGTGAAGCTAAACCAGCAGTGGTGAAGGTACCTTCAGCGCTGTAGAAAGATTGGAAGGTTTTGCCGCTCCCCAGCGGGAGTCTCCCGCTAGAGTTTAAAAATTCAACCATAGCGTCTAAAGGTATACCATCAGAACCGCCCTTAAAATCATAACCAAAAGGATAATCTGAACTAAAGAAAGTAGATGTATGGCCGTTGTCTCCAGCCGTGGCGCTAGTAAATCTTTGTCCTCCAAATAAAAATCGCTGCATTATTTCTACTATTAATGCGTCGGATCCTAGAGACTGCGCCTCGGACGCTAGTATTTTCCCAGGTGAATTTTCAGCCGTATCAGTGGTTATTTTTCGGCCCAAATAGGTTAGAAGATTGTCGGAAGTAGTATCCGGGAAGCCGGCGCCGGCATTAAAACCCTCATATTCAGCTAATTCAAACATACTTTTACCAGCGGGATTGCCATATGCGCGGTTTGGAAGGGCACGTAATAATTGATCTATTTCATCAGATGTAATAGCGTTAACACGACCTCGAACGGGTGATTCTGTGCCCTGTCGATTATGAATTATCTCAAGACCCTCTTCTATAAAAAATCCTCCATTTTTTAATCTTGGGTTTGTAGAATACAATGGCTCAATTTCTATAGCGGTTGCACCACCGTTTGGCCCTCCGATGGCGGCGCCGGATGTTGATATTAGATTTTTAACTGTTGGTGGTGGTAGTGGAACTATACCTGCACCCTGTACTGATTGAATATTGTTAACAACAAAAGAAAGTACATTCCCGGCGCTTTTTAGTCGTGTTGCAATATCAAACTCGGTGGCTAGTACTCCTTCGGTTAATTCACTGTCCAAGCTTTGTGCGTATATGTTTGTTTTAAACCCAGCGTCATCTAGTTTTTTCTTCATCGCCCCTTGTAAAGAGGAGATTGAATCTTGTATTAATTGCCTTCTTATTACAGAAAATTGTTCATCTGAACTGTTTGAACCTTTGTCTGCTGCAACAACCTGCTCAACAGCTGTTTCAACTAATTCAGTTTTATCTTCAGGTATTAAGTCATCTACCTTAACTGCAACTTGCTCTGAAATAAAATCATAATAAAAAGAATTTAGTGTTTGATCGTCGTCTTCAGCTGATGGGAGTATAGCCTCCAAACCAAATGATGCAAAAACAAAAAAGCTTTTTAACATTTCGGCCGCGACAACTGTACGCACCATAGCTTCATAAACAGAACCTATCAACACTTTCTCTGATGGAGTGGGTATTTTGCCAATGCCAGTATAGCACTCTACTTTTTTTGCTCTGGCATTCAATTTGTCTACAATATCACTACAATTAAATAAAGAATCGCCACAAAAATTGTTTTTAGATAATTTTAATTCGTTAAAGGCTGTTTTTTTAAAAAGATCATTCGCGCTAATAAATTCTGCATGTTCTCTGATTATTTGTTCTATAATGTTTGCGAAAAAACTCGAACTATATATGCTGTCTTTTATTTTATTTAAATACGGAGAACTGTCATCGGTATTTACAGCGTTGAAGAAAATCGCCTGTCCACCAACAAAAATACTTGATGGAAGGAGAGGAGATGCGCTTTGAGGCAAGACAGACTCATAAACTGCTGCGCCGGTTCCGGGTTCTTCAAGTGCTGCATTGGTAACGAATATTAGTTTTGAGCTGCGGCCAGGGACCGTACTGTCACCACCAAGTGAGTCTTGCACATCACCAGGTATGATAAAATCATCATATTGATAATTCAAAATATAAAATATTTGTCCATAGTCTCCTATTAATGCTTTGATTTGGAAGACGTTAGGGCTAAAAGAGGTCACATGAAGATTAGACTGTAGACCTATTAGATTTTCTTTTACGCGTGGAGCAACAATTTTATTTGCCGTGGTGATATTATCTAGAATTTCTTTCATCGCTTCCTTATCAGATGGAAGCAAATTTCCAGCTTTATCTTCTAGATCTAGCTCATACAGCGCGTTCATAGCAGAAGTTATCTCATTAGCAGCGTTGAAAAAATTATCTAAAGGCTGGCTAATGTCAACCGCACTAGTTAATATTGCTTTAAAGTTGCCAATTTCTGCTTCAAAAAGTTTTTCTGCCGCAGTGAAAATAGATTGTAAATATTGACCTCCGATGTGCAGCTGGCTATCCTCTTGAAAAGATGGCAATAAAGGCGTTTTACCACTATTTTCTGCTTCAGGGCCACAAAATACTTCTGGGATTGGTGATGCAGCTAGCTTTTTAATCGCATTCAGCAGTTCATTTAAAAGATCTTCTTCTCGATTTAATATGTCATCAATTAAATCTTCACCTGCTTTTTCTTCTAGATCATCAATAAATCCATCATCAGAGCTTTTACACAATTCAGATAATAATTTTTTACTTTTAGTATGATCCTCTACTCTTTTTTGACACTTTATTTCATCAATATATTGTCCAAAAATATTTAGCCAATCCGCAAATTCATTTTTTGAATCAAACACTTTTGCCAAGCACTCGTATTTATTTATGGCCATCAAGCCATAATAAATTTTGTCTAAAGCTATTTTGTAGTTTAATGACTCTGGATCACCATTAAATAAAATACATACTTCTGAATGGGTTAAAACACCGGGAATATCATTGAAAAAGTCTTCAATTAAATCACTACTTTCAAATAATTCCTCGCAACCATCTATAATATCATCTACATCTTTTTCATCAATATAATTACCTGCATCGTCATAAGCCTGTCTAGATGTTAAAATATCATCAATGTTAGAGTCATGTGCACTACTAGAATTTAATACATTTGCCAGATCACTTTTACTAGAGTCCTCACACAAGTAAGCTAACTCTTGTAGAATTGTTGCCACTGATAATGTGACTATTTCATCGATGAACAAGATTACTTGATCGATCAAATTATCAACAAGATTTGTTGCGTGTCCCAAAACAGGATGCGAATACAAAGTATCTTTTATATAAATTAATGCATCTTTTACGGGATTTTCTAATGCTCCCTTCACTGCGGCTGCGGCGGGGCTTAAGGGATCTGCACACGTTCCATCTTCGTTTAACTTCGTAATGTCTTGCTCTATGTATAACCCTAGAAGAACGATGGCAGCAGGGACGGCAAGAAAAATCATAGAACAAATAATTTGTCTATCGGTTACACTAGTTTGATATTGCTGTACTAAAAAATCTCTAAAGGGTGCCGAGAACCTAGTTGGATCAGCCTCTAAAGTTGAATTTGTCACTTTATCAAATTCACCTATAATATAAGTTCTAAAACTAGCAGCAACAGAATCAGTAGTCGCATTTCTACCGACATACTTTAAAATGTTTTGAACATCTTCATGTTCCAGATTATCCATAATAGTTTTGCACACTATGTCTTCAGGTGACTGATTAATATATTTTTTTGCACACTCTAAAGCTATTTGTAGCATTTCTCTTAAGGGTATTACGTTTAAACAAAAGTCAAACGCATCTCTTGTTGTCTTTATTTTATCGCAATTTGCTAGGGCATTTAGAAAGCTTGAATCTGATACTTGTAGTATCCTAGAGCGAACTTGCTCTGCAATTGTTATTTTTTGTTGAGCAGTTAATTCCTTATTTCTTTTGTCTTGTCTTGTTTTGTAGCCTTTTTCATTGCCGCTTTCGGCGCCGGGATCATCAGTTTTTTGTTTTCTTTTTTTACTTTTTTTAGGACTACAAGCTATCAATCTGATTTCATTTAATGAAAGGGGAGTTACACCATCTTCTGCTTCGGGCGTGCCCGAAACTAATCTTTCAGGAATAAACAACAAGGCTTGCACACATACCAATGAAGGCTGCTGATCACTGGTAATTTTACCGCCGGTTTCTATATAAAGCTTGCCTGTGTATACGTACTGAGAGGTTTTAGCGATCTGCATCGCTAAATTTAAACCTTCGTTTGGTTGCAGGGCTCGCTTAAGCGCAGGTAACTCTAAAGATTCATCATTCCTAAGATATTGTCCAACTTTTTTAATTTTATCCTGTTCATGTTCTTTGAAATCGAACATGATAGTGTCTCCGAGATATCTAATAAAATCAGTAAAAATATCAGGGTTTTCTTGCTGGTTAAATACCGAAGCATAATTGGCTTTAGTTACATTGCTATCTTCGGCTAATCCTAATAGCTTTTTAAACCGGCCTAATGGTAGTTTTGCATTACAATGATAAATCTCACCGGCATCATCAATAATTTCTTCTTTTTGTTCATCTGTTAGTGCTTCAGGCCAATCATTATCAATATCTTTTAATAATTTCATTGCTTGTTCTGAATTAATCTTTTTTATTGGATCTTGTATGTACCATCTGTGGAAAAAACTCATTTTATAATCACTTATCCCTTATGTTGTATAGAGGCTGGGGCTAGAAGCATTTTCATGGCCTGCTGGATTGGTTGTAACAATCTTTGCTATAGCTACTTGAAGTTTTTGTAAAACAGCATCTATTTTAGTGCTATATTCCGCAGGAAGCGTTTTCATACCTTTTGAAATCAATTCTGAACTCTGTAAAGTTTTGCCGTCATTTACAGCAAATGGATTGCCGCCTGCGATTAACCCAATTAGCATCAATGTCAAATCAAAGTGTTGATGTGTCATAAGTTCTGTATTGAACTCCGTTTGAGAAGTAATAAAAGAATCTAACATGCTGTTTAGCTTATCTATATGATCATATAGATCCTCAATAACTGAATTTAATGAGTCAGCTTTAGCAACAGGCTGTAAATCTGAATCATCATTTCCAGCTATAAAATTAAATCTCGGAACACTTCTAACTTTACCACCGCCTGAATTTTTTTCAGTGCCACCGGTTACAAATTTAACTCCTTCAACGGCCCACATTCTTAAACCATCTGCTTTCATTGTTATGGCTGATTTCGCATTAACGGAACCAATGTTACCGTCAGCAAAGTATCTATCCGCACGGGTTTTTTGACTTATATACACTTCGGCGGCGACTTTTTCCATATCTCTTATACCAAAAACAGGCTCAATGTCACCAGGTGATCGAGAAATTTGTTTTGTTGTTGAAATAGCATTTTCAGAATTAAACCCAACTGCTACACTTATCGCCGCGGCGCCAGTTTGATTTCCATAGCCAGTGCCAATATCAGTTTCAGTGTCTCTGATCATACTAATCAATTGACCATTTTCACCGGCGAATCTTTTTTCACTTGGAGCCCTATCAGGTAGAATATAAGACTCTGGGAGATAATCTCCTCTAATACCCAAGTAGTTTGCTCTATTTGGTGATTTACCTTGTCTTATTTTTGCCTGTGCTGTCTGCAAATCTTTAACTGCAGGTACTTTCACACTTTACTCCTTTATTATATCATATTAACTATTTAGGCGTATACAATCCTTTTTGCTGTTCATATGGTACATATCCTGGGGTGCCTTCATCAATACGTCCATTCTTTCTCTTCTTGTCAAATCCAGGCCCACCAGCTGGTGCGTATGTTCCTTTAAACGGACCAGGAGCGATACCGGGCAATCGCAGTCTTATATGAAAGTGATTACTATGAGTATGATTGTCGCCAGAAAGTCTACATTTTCTATTTTTAAAATCTACATAAGCCGGATGGGTTAGACTCCATCCGTTTTTGCTTTGTGCAGAAAATTCTTCTATTAGCTTTTTAACCGGCCTGACCCACGGTCTAGCAAAAATTATACTGCTGCAAAACGGTATAGAATATCTGAGATATTCCATAAATGCAAACTGGTCGATATCTCTATTCCAAAGCAATGGGCTGCCGTTTTTTGCCCCTAGCATACTTGTACCAGTTTTGCCCCTATAGGTATATTCGCCAAGATTTACGCCGCGAAAACGCTTTCCATTGGCGTCAGTATAAATGGTGGGAAAAGTTAAGTCTATACCGATTCCTGCTTCATGAGTTATATGGCCGGCATTGTCACCACCTCTTTTTATCGAAATGTGTCCAAACCACCATCCAGGTTTTAACCATGTCGGAGGTTGTCTATTCGTATCGGTTATTTTTTTGCTAATCGCCGGATTATTTTTGTAGCCTTTGCCTATATCTTCTCCACCAGGGACATTCGCCAATCCCTTTAAGTATCTTTCCATTTTTAAGGTGCCATAGCCATAACTTTTACAGTTTGGAAGTTGCCAAACTCTATTGTTATAGCCAGATGAATATTTAACCCACTTTAAATCTTCAGGCGTTGCTCCTGAATAATTGTAATTACCATAGCTACAAGTGTTTTTTTCTTCGTCTACTTTCTTTGATTGAGCTGGTCTATTCGTACTTGGAGTAACAGAGTTAACTTTTTTATCATCTGGTTTTGGCGGTGTATTACCTGCCTCTAAAGCTTTTTGAATTTTTTCTTGATCCCCCGCATTACCCATTAAAGCCTCAAGATTTATTTCTTTTGTGATTATTTTTTTTTGCACACGTTTGATAGATTCATCTAATTTATTTATTTTTTTCCTATCGGCAAATGCTGTGAAAAAAGCTGGTGTCCCTGCAAGAGATTGTATTGTGCCTTGATCAAGTGTGTTATTTGGGTATTTTGATAATATTATATCTTTATTTTTTCTATAATTTACCACAATTGACTTATCTGTCTGTATGTCTTGCTTAAGTTTAGCAATTTTTGGATCTTCCGGCTCTGTAGAAGTTGGCTTTTTAGACTCCACCGTTTTTGAAGCAGCTTTCTTTGCTGGGTTTTTAGGTGGCGCTGGTCCAATAACTTCAACTACTTTCGGTATTAAGTATTCAGGTCCTATTTGATGCGCACATTCGCCATGAGGTATATTAGTTCGTATCACCCTTGCACCGGTTTTATAAACACTATTATAACGATCTTTATTAAATTTACCAGTTGCGATTTGATCCGGCTTTTTACCAGCCTCTGTTAAAAATGTTATTTTTGATTGATTAAACCCGCCGGTTTCAAATAATTTTGTTACGCTATTCCAACCGTAATCAGAGTCTAAAAAACGCGCTGCGGATATTTTGCTTTCAAATGTGCCTTGGTCGACTAATTGTTTTAAATACCAACCATGCGCACTACCCCCGCCGCTGTGAGAAAAACTAACTATATCACCAGGAGCCAATCCATGTGATACTAAAACGCCCGTTACAAACCCAGCCTGAACAGTTCTTGATTTATTTTTACTAGGTGTTTTTGCTAAAAATGGCCTTAGTAAAACAATGTTATATCCATCTGGTATATGGGATGGTCCCATTGTTATTAAATTTTTTATCGATGCATTATAACCACTACCATCGCCGTGAAACATTAAAAATACAGTTACAGGTTTTGATTTATTAATGTTTTTTGGTATCGCTATTTGATATGGAATTGAATTCGCTGAAGCACCTTTGTTTGGTGAGCCAAGAGGAGATGTACCTTTTTTTATATCAACTTGATCAAGGGAGGTTATAAATTTATCTATTTTTTCCGTAGATGTGATTATAGACTTTGGTGCAGCAGTACCTCTTCTGATGTTAGTCCTTACGTTTGGTTTTCCACTGCAATCATTAACATAATTGGACGGGCCGGAATTATTCATATTGGACGTGCCCATATTGTTTACAATACCTGTATTTAGTGGCCCAATGAATATGGGATCTCTAAAATCGTCCATATCTGAAAATGTAACTTGAACAGGATCGCCATAATTTGGAAGTGCAAATTCATGGCCAACATAATTATATTTTTTAAAAACTCCTATCGTTGTGATTATATTTCTGATCCTTCTATTAAAATCAGGATTTGCTAAATCTATTTGTTTGGGTGTTTCTACCATTGTTATTTGAGGAATGTTAACAATAGCTAGAAAAGGCTTAAAATTTCCAACGCCTGGAGTAAAGTCTAATCTGTTTGATATTTTAGCTGCTGCGAGGAAATCATCAAACAAAAAACTAGTGCTAGTGTCACCCTCTAAAACTTGAAATATAAAGTCTCCTGTTAATATGTTTGCGGTTTCAAAACCATTTGGGGTGTTTGCTCTTTTGACTACCTCTCTAATTAAGGGTATTGGTGATGAATCAGTCTTGCTATAATCAACAACTTTACTTCTAACTGGGAAATTATTTTGTACGAAGTTGATACCACTCATACTTATTTATCCCCTTGTATTACATCAAAAAGCTCTCTTTTATCTTCTTCTGATAGTTGTACACCAGAATCAGTTTTCTTGGCCATAATGGACGTAAGTTTTACTAATTGTTCATTGGATCGTTGTAAAGTTTCTACATATTTAGCTGCGATGAAACCTAGATCTTTGTGAGTTTCTGACCCGTTGGTTATTTCTGCAAACACTTGAGTAAGTAAAGTGGAGGTAATGTCGCGATCATCACGTATGTTTTGAATTGCTTCTTGTATGTAAGTCTCTAATTCTTTTACTGATCGTCCCATTCTTTTTTAAACTCCGCGTAACGTTTTCTTACTTTGTTTAGAGAGCTTACAACTTGCTTTGTATTCAAGCCGGTAATTTCTCTGATATACAAGTAAATAGCTTTTTTATTAAAAATCTCTATATTGTTTGCTTCGCTAAAAAGAATTTCAATCGCTTGAATGGTCTTAACTTCATTTTCTCGGAGTGGCATTTTTTTCCAAGATTGTATTTCTTTATTAAGATATAAAAAGAATTCATGTTTGTTGCGATCCTCAATGTAGGTATTATGCACAACTAATTTTTGAATGGCGGGTGTGTTTGATTGTTCTGTTTGAGTTAAAAAATATTCTTCTAAATGTGTCTCTCTCTTTGCTTTTTTGGAGGTTTTCTTTACCTCGGCAATAAACCAATTTTTAGACACGACACTAAAATAGGTAAATGCTTTGGAACCTTTCTCGGGATCAAAATTGTTTAAAACTGTAATTAACCAGTTTTTGCAATCTTCTTTAAGGGAGTCAATATTTGGGAGCGAAGTAAATTTATAAGTGTAGACTATTTTATCGACCATCTCATCAAAAACTGGGCCGATATAAACTTTATATAGCTCATTTCTTATCTTGGGATCTTGTGTTTGGCAATATTGAACTATTGCATCTTGATGTTCTTTTCTGAAATAATGGTTTTTAGTTCTCTTCCTCGGCATATTCTTCCTCTTGTCTTAAGACACTTTGAAAACTTTGACACTCCTCAACAAGTGCTTTTGAGTGACGAAGTAGATTTCCTAAAGTTTCATCACCATAAAAACGTTCAAGTTTGTTTACAATCTCAATGTGTACTTGGTATTCTTCTAAAGTTTCACTAAAATTATCTAACTCATCTTGAAAAGTTAAAAATCGATTTAAAAGCTTAACAACATACCATACTAAAACAAAGTTAAAGATTATTGAGAGGGCCAAGAAAAAGTGCGTCATCTGCTATTATCTAGTTCCTTTTTTTGATTTTTTAAATCCTCTTTAGAGTTTTTAATAAACTCCTCTGTTAGATCACCAGTTTTGCTTTTTTTCTTTTGTTTTTTGGCATTATAAGAAAAGTTTGTTGGTTTTCTTCCGATGTTTTTAGAATCACACCAAGGGCAGTCTTCTATCGTTTCGCCCATCAAGTGGTTTTCTTTCCACTCTCCCAAGCAATCTCCACACTGGTAAACATAAATAGGCAATTTAATTCTCCTTACTCCGGTTGGTCACATATGACGTCCCAATCGGCAGTTGTTTTTTCATTAAGTTTAACTATGGGTGGATTTAAAACAACCAATCCTTCTGGAGAATTTGACATCTTAAACCCTTGTAAAACCGGTACAATGTCGGATTGTTCCATTAAGGATTTTTGTAATGCCATCATCAATGCGCCAATCGCTTGTTTTGATAAATTTGTATGTTTTATCTCACTCATATTAGTCTCCTTTTAAAATTCTATAACTATCCTCATCAAAATGTTGTGTTGAAAACTCAAATAATTCGGAATCTTCAAGCGCTACCATCTGGTGTCTTAAGCCAACATAAACGTGAAAATTATCCCCAGGCAACAAAATTTTCTGTTTTGCGTTGTTTATTTCATCGTCGTCTGAATAATAAACCATTAGTTTGCCTGATTGTAAATAAAATACTTCATCTTTTATTTTGTGATAGTGCCATGAGCACCTTTTTCCATTTTTAAAAAACAGTAGTTTTCCACAATACTCTGGCTTATTAACAATCCATTTTTCAAAGCCCCAGCCTTTTGAAACAAATTTAATCTCTAAAGAATTCGACATCAGTTATTCCTTTATCGTCTATGTATTTATCTCCTGCCGGCTTTCCTAGAAAAAGCTGGTGGTATTTTACGCCCCAAGAATCAAGCTGTTTTTTTGTAAAATTATAAAAATCATAGCGCGCAAGATCTGCTTTGTTATTGTGTCTTCCCATTCCTCTTGCAGTTTGAAATATTATTGTATTTCCTAAACTGTATAATTGATTAATTTTATTTATTCTATCATATAGAGGCTTTGCGTTTTCATAATCTCCATTTGTGTTTGTACATATCGTGCCATCTATGTCAACGACGTAAGTTTTTTTGTTTGTTACTTTTGAAATAGTTTTAGTGGTTGAATACCCCTCAATAAAATTAAATATTTTTACTTCTGCTAAATCGGAGCCCACAACTTCACTTTCTTTATAATCTCCACCTTTTACAATTATATCAGGTTTTATCTCTTTTATTAATTCTAATGGAGTGTTTTCAGAAAAAATAACAACATGGTCTACACAATCGAGAGCCTCAAGAAGTTTTTTTCTATCTTTTTGTTTGTTTATGGGCCTTTGCGAGCCTTTTAGTCTTCTTACACTATTATCACTGTTTAATCCAACAATTACAGTGCCTAGAGTTTTACAATATTGCAAAAGTTCGATGTGACCTCTGTGTAATATATCAAAGCATCCATTTGTAAAAACTTTTTTCATACTATCGAAACACCTTTTCTTTGCACAACTTTGCTAGCGCATTCATTTGCAAACTTAATTGATTTAAAAATATCACCAGTATTCAAATATTTAGTAATTAATCCTGCGAAAAAAGTGTCTCCTGCGCCGGACACATCTTTAATTTCTACCTTTTCCACTGAAAATACTTCTCCTTTATACATGCAGCCGTTTTCACCTAAAGTTACTATTAATTTGTTCATTATATCTTTTGGGAGCGTATCTCTTGAATCATTATATTCTTTTTTGTTTATTTTTATAAATTTTGAATTTACACACCAATTTCCTAATTTTTTCTTTGTATCTAAAAAAACGTTAGAATGATTAGCGCATATAATTTCAATATCTTCTTTTGATAAAAAACCTTTATTATAATCAGATATAACTATTATTTTATATTCATCCAAATTGATTTGTTTTAAATCACATTTATTTATCTCATCATCATTCTTATCAACCCTTAAAAACATTTGATTTGTATCTAGGTGGACATATCTTGTTTTTGAAACTGATTGCCAGTTGTCATTAGTGTGAATTGAACAAGAAACCCCTAAAGATTTTAAATTTCTTTGGACATTCATGGCCATACCAGGGTTTGAAGTTTGATCCATGGGAACAAAAACCGGTGCTGGCGCTGCCGGTGCTAGTCTATGGCAAGATCCATAACAAAAAACATCAACACAAGATTCTCCTATTACTAATACATCGTTTTTCATTCTTTACCTGATGAGAAAGTTCTTGTTTCCACTTATCTTATCTCTCCAATAGTTTAACAAATCTAACATAGTTTTTTCAAAACTAATTTGTGGTTGCCAGCCTGTATGTGATTTAAACTTATCAGTGTTTGGCACTTGAAGATCAGCATCTATGGGGCGTAATCTTTCTGGGTCTATTTCTATTGAGATATTTCTAACAGTTGATAAAGATATCAAATAGTCCAACATTTCTTTGACACTACATGTAAAGGAACCGCCTATATTATAATATTCACCAGCCGTAGGGTTTTTAGTAACCAGAAGATAATATGCTCTCACTGCATCACGAACATCAGACCAAGTTCTTAAAGAATTTAAATTACCAACTTTAATAACGGGCTCTTGCAATCCAGCCTCTATCATTGCAATCTGCTTTGCAAAGGTTGATTCTGCAAAGACGTCACCGCGCCGGGGGCCTGTGTGGGTGAACATTCTGGTTGTCATTACTGTTAATCCATATGCTTCAGCATAAAAGCGACCTATTAGGTCTGTTCCTACTTTTGATATAGCATATGGAGAAGCCGGGTGGAACGTAACGTCCTCATGGATTGGTAACAACTCTTTTGGCACTCTACCAAAAACCTCTGATGATGCACAAACATGAATAACAGGATTCAAATTAAGTTTTTTTATTGCATCTAATACTTTTGCTGTCCCAAGAATATTAGTCTCTAGTGTTTCTAGAGGAGATTCAAAACTAGTTTTTGGGTAGCTTTGAGCGGCCAAATGAAAAACATAATCAGGTTTTACTTTATCAAAAACATGCAACAATGATGATAAGTCATTAATGTCCCCATATTCTAAAAAAACTCTATTTTTATCATTTATTCTTGGGAATAAGTGCTCTATATTATCAGTTCTGTCATTCCACCTCATTAACCCAAAAACATTCCAGTCTGTTTTTTCTAATAAAAAATCAGCCAGATGGGAACCAACCATCCCTGTAATACCTGTAATTAAACAATTAACTGACATAATCTCCCTTTTCATCTCTCATTGAAAGTATGGGGTTTTTTATTGGCCACCAAAAATCCCAATCACTATCATTCCACTTAATGGTAAACTGTTTGCCATCTGTAAAATGAGTATCTTGTTTGTAATAATACACTATTTCTTCGTCTAATGCAAGTATAGAATTACCTATTCCTGGTGGTAACAATAATTGTTTTCTGTTTTCTCCATTAAGAGTAAATGCTTGCCATTTTTTGTAGGTAGGAGAATATGTTCTATTATCAGCGATCAGTGCATATCCACTACCCTTTAAGACCGTAACTAGTTTTGTTGTTTTGAAGTCGCCGTGTAGACCTCTAAGGACATTTCTTCTAGAAATTGATATATCGTCTTGAACAAAATTAACTTCACCAATAGCCGAGTTAAATTTCTCACTATCATACAATTCTACATAAGAACCGCGGTGATCTTCAAAAACCTCTGGAATTATTAACTTTACTCCATGTAGCTTGGTATCTTTAATTATCAACTTTCATTTCCTTTAAAATAGTTGTTTCTTGTTTTGTATAAGTCACGATTTTGTAAGAACCACTCCAACGTTTCCCTAACGCCATCTTTAATGGAAGTAGAACATTTAAATCCATGACTTTCTGCTCGTGTGGTATCCATTAACCTTCTTGCATCACCTTTTGGCTTTGTTACATCCCATTCAATACCAACTTCTTTATTAAAACAATCACGGATTGTTTCTGCAACCTCTTTAATGGAGACGCCATCACCGCTGCCTAAATTAACTGGGTCTGTTACACCATTTTCAACCATGTGTATCATGCCTTCAGCGCAATCACCAGCATAAATAAAATCTCTAATTGGCGTGCCGTCGCCCCAACAGACTAGCGGAGATTCACCCGAAACAATTCTGTTTATCAAAGATGGAACAACCATTGCGTTCTCCGGGTCAAAGTTATCCCACTTACCGTATACATTTGCTGGTCTTACTATAGAAATATTATCTCTTCCGTATTGAATTTTATACGCATCAGCTTGAAGTTCACCGATTCTTTTCGCCCAGCCAGGGTGCTTGTCATTATCCGATGGGAAAGTTTTCCAAACATCGTCTTCTTTAAACACCTCTGCAGGATGATATACACCGACAGAACTAGTATAGAGATACCATTTGACATTGCATCGCATTGCTGCTTCCATCATGGCGGTATTAAACATAAGCATGGGTACCATAAAACTCGCTGGTTTTTCACGAGACATTTTTGGAGAGCCTTTGATTCCAATAAGATTAAAAACGTAATCTTGGCCTTCGCACGCTTTCATACAGTTTTCTAAAACAGTTAAGTCTAATTTCATAAACTTTACTTCAGACGGTAAATCACCAGGATCGTCCAAAGATACAACTGTCACTTGGCATTTTTTTGCCAACAGTTTATCAACCAAATAGCGGCCAATCATTCCGGTGCCACCAGTAACCAACACTTTCGAATTATCTAAAATATTTTTCATTTTTTACTCCACTATGAAATATGAAACGCGGGAAGCATAAGGAAAGCGCTTTAGTTTTACATTCTGCAAACCAAAAACTTCCATCAAAGCTAAAGTTTCTCCCGGTGAGTCAGGATCATTCAATTCATCAAAAGCAACTACACTGCCTTTTGTTAGTCTAGGCTTAATAGCCTCTAAACACTCTTTAGTAGGTTTATACAAATCAAAATCGAAATAAGCTAAAGAAACAATCGTTTCAGGATTGTCTTTCAAATACGTGTGTATTGTTTTTGTAGCATCACCTTTTACGAGTTCAAACTTTTTAATGTGAGATAGAGGATTATCATTTTCAATATTCTGAACAACTTCAGATAGATACTTATCATAATCAGTTGTCAATGCCAGTTCTCCTTTAACCATCATTGATGAAGTACCGTCCTCTTCGGTAATTTCTGGAAAGCCTTCAAATGTATCAAAAGCTATCAGCTTTTTATGTCTATTAAATGGCTCATACATCCCGCGCAGAGCAGCAAACAAAGCTACATTTTGGCCCCATCTAGTGCCAAACTCCATTAATACACCATGCACATCAATTTGTTTTTGATATATGTAATTCATGAACAATATTCTGGAGAGGTTTTTAGAATTTAAAAATAGTCCCAAATTTGACAGAACTTGCTCTTCTGGAATAGGACACTTTTTAAGCAGGTTATACATTTCGTCTCTTGCACTTTTTTCTGATTCATTGTCATATGTTAAAATTTTTGTGTTGTTGTCAGCCATCAGTACTCTCCTTTATTTCTTCCAAACCAACGCTGGTATTTTTTTGCTATTACCAAACGCTATCACCCATGCCCAATATCTTAATCTACCTTCTATTAAATCGTATCTATTATCTTGTATTTGTTTTAGTCTTATTGGTTTCAAGAAAAACCCTTTTTTCATCTCTTCTGCTAACTGAACAGGAGAAGGGGTCAAGTTCATTTTATTATCTAAAGCTTCTTGAACAGTCGTATAAACTTTTCTGTTGTAATCATTAGAAACTTTAATTTCATTAACATCAACATAGCTCACTGGGGTTTTTAAGTTTTCGTCAATTAACTTAAGATCTTCCGGTGATAAATTAAAGTTTGTTGACTTTGCATTTTCAATTGCACGTTTTTCTTTAGATGTGTTAGGAATAACAACAACTCTTGATTGCGCAGTTAACCAGTTTAACACAACTTGACCAGGAGTGCAATTATATTTTTTAGATATTTTATGTAACAGATCGACTTGATTTTTACCGTTTGCCAATTTACCTTGAGCTAAAGGGCTATAAGCTATTAAAGTTATATCATTATCAACACAATAAGGCAATAGTTTTTCTTCTATTGATCTCTCAAATAAATTATATTCTGTTTGAATTGATGACAATGTACTGTTCTTTAAGTTTGATATTGTTTGCTCGACTTCATTAAATGTAAAGTTGCTCACACCTATGTGTCTTACTTTACCGTCACTCACTAGTTTTTCCATTCCAGATAGTGTTTCACTCAAAGGAATATTTGGATTTGACCAGTGTACCTGTAATAAGTCAATCACATCTGTTTGCAATCTACTTAAACTAGCTTCACAAGATTTTATAACGCCGTCATGTGTCACATCTTTTGGAGATACCTTACTCGCCAAAAAAACATTTTTTCTACCTATCTTTGACAACGTTTCACCCAATAATTTCTCGGATGCTCCATCTCCGTACACTGGGGCCGTGTCAACAAAATTGACTCCATTATCTAAAGACGCTTTTATAGTTTGTTCTATACTGGTTCCACTTTCGTTTTCAGGAAGATGAAAGCCAGTGCCAAAACCTATAACAGAAATTAAATCTTCACTATTTCCTAATTTACTATATTTCATGGAAAAACATACACCTTTATAGTTTTTTTGTTTGTTAGTTTCCAGGCCCAATATTTTTTAATTTCTGAAAAATAAAAATCTTTTAAAATTTGATACTTTCCATTCCTGTATCTAGTCCTTAAGGGTGGCAAATCAAAACCTTTTTCAACCCTAGTGGACAAAAGCTCTGGGCTTGGTATTAAATCCAACTTGTTTTGTATTGCGTCTTCGCAAGAAAAATAGTCACAATTTTCATTTTCGATATCAACATCATCAATATCAATGTCACTAGTCTTTATACGAAAGCAATTACTAATCGTGTCAAGTTCAAAGTTTGTTAAATCAATTTTTAGCGCATCAATATTTTCTTGTAAATGTTGCAGGTTTAGTGTTCTAACCACAGATATGACATTTTGTTTAGCGACCCAAGCTAACATTAACTGATTTGTTGTGCAGCTGTATTTGTTTTTAATGGCGATTATATCTTTGTTAAATTCAACTTTGGTGCCCTGTAAAAAGGGACTATATGACATGAATAAGCAATCATTTTCTTTGCAAAAAGGTATGATTTCTTTTTCTGCGTCTTGTTCTAACAAGTTGTATTCATTCTCAATTATAAATGGTTTGCACTTGTTTTTAAAATAAAAATCTTTAATTTCAGTTTCGGTAGCGTTACCTATACCATAACTTAATATTTTTCCTTCATTGGTAAATTTATTTAACGAATCAATTAGGTCTTCTAAAGGAGTATAGGGGCTAACCCAATGAGCCAAGTATATATCTATATAATCAGTCTTTAATCTTCTCAAACTGTTTTCTAAAGACAATCTCAAGCTTTTACTATCAGAGTTTCTGGCATTAAACTTGGTGCAGATTACATTTTGCTGTCTTTTGTTTTTCAGAGCTAGTCCTAAAACTTCTTCAGAGTATCCGCCGCCATATAATTCTGCGGTATCAAAAAAGTTAACACCCAAGGACATTGCTTTGTGATAAAAATAAATTCTTTGCTTTTCAAAACATTCTGAATCGGTGGAATTTTTGTTACCAGTTTTATTAACTCCTAATGCAATTTGTGAAACGTTTTTTTCAAAAAAATTATTTTTTAGAAAATTCATTTAGATACTCGGTTCCCACCCTTTTAATCCATCAGTTTCTAGGTTGCTTCTTAATAAACTTTTTTCTTTATCACCGAACTCTTCTAATAAAAGATTTTTCATTCTATTTCTCACACCATTAATTTGATGCGCTAGCTTTAATAAATCATTGTATTTCTCTTCATTTTTTTGCATTTCGTCTTTCAAATACCAAATATGAACATTGATTTGAGAGAGAACCATGATTATTCTTATAAACCTTGCATTTAGTTTAACATTATTTTCAGATAAAATTAAATCGATATCATGAGACAGTTTAGATATCTCTTGAGTTATACTGGTGTTGTTATCAAAAAGCATCTCTTTTATCTGGTCTACAGATAATCTATCTATCAGCTCCGCGGCCGGAAGTACAAATTGTCTATCAGTCATAATTAAAATCCTTTTAATGTTGCTAATTCTTTATTGTTTTTTATCCATTCAATTGTTTCACTTATGCCATCTTCTAAAGAATATTTTCTTTCAAAATTCAAAAGTTTCTTGGCTCTATCCATGTTCATGATTCTTATTGGATCACCAGACGGTTTTGTCACATCCCACTCGATTTTTATTGGATTCTTTTGGGTATTACAGATAGTTTCTGCTACTTCTTTAATGCTATAGCCATTACCTGACCCTAGATTTATAGGAACACAGGGTGGAGCTTTTTCTAAAGCTTCTAAAAGCCAATAAGCAACTTCTTTAGAATAAATAAAATCTCTTATTGCAGATCCATCTCCCCATACTTTTAGTGGATTTTCTCCATGCAGAACTCTGGATATAAGAGAGGGAATAACTTGAGCTGTTTTAGGGTTTAAATCATCAAATGGTCCATATACATTGCTTGGCCTTAAAATCTTTACCGCATCCCAACCATATTCTTTCAAGTATGTCTCACCTTGTATTTCTCCTATACGTTTAGCTAATCCAGGTATGCGATCATTTTGTTTTGGCATACCATTCCATGCATTATCTTCAAAGTGCTCTGAAGCTTGTGGATATATACAAACACTACTAACAAACATGAATTTATCAACATCCGATTTAAAAGCTGCATCCATGAGATTAGTTTGGTATCTTAACATCGGAACAAAATAGCTAGCCACTTTTGTTTCACCAATACCTACTGATCCTTTTATACCAATCAAATTGAATACATAGTCTTGATTTTTTGTCACCTTAAGACAGTTATTCATGTCTGTAAGATCCTGTCTTTCAAAGGGCACTTCATTGTTAAAAACTTTTTTTGCATACTCTTCAGAGTCTAGAGAAACAACAGACACATTTGCATTTCTTTCCAACAACATTTTTACTAAAGGTATACCAATAGTTCCGGTGCCGCCAGCAACTAGAACGTTTTTGCCATCATACATTTTAAACCGCCTTTTTAATAAAATCTGTAATTTTTTGATTTATCGAGGATTCATCTAGGTGTGTTACTTTATGAAGTAGATTGCGATCTCCAAAGCTAAAATAAAAATCATTATCTAGTGATATGTTCAATACATCTTTTTTGTGACCATTTTCTTTCAACAACGAAAATAGTTTTTGCCCTATACCTCCACTTTTAATGTTTTCCTCTACTACAATAACACGTTTGTTTTCACACAAATTTAGAATGTTTTGTTCAGGAAGTGGATTTAGGCAAAAAAGATCACAATGAGAAACATCGATCCCGTTTTGTTTGATTGTGTTTATAACGTTTTGTGTCGTGTGCGTCATAAAACCGGAAGAGAAGACAATTGTATCACTGGTCGTTGTCTCTAGTTGTTTGACCCCTAGATTTATATCGTCTTCTTCTGAATACAATCTCGGTAAAAGACCTTTTTCAATTCTAAAATATTTTGGATGTTTGTTTAGATACGACAAATCAACTAACTTTTTAGTATTAATATCATCAGTTGCATTATAAACATGTAATCTAGGCAAATTTATCATAGCTGCTACATCTTGCACTCCGTGGTGCGTTGGCCCGTCAGTGCTATATGTAAATCCTGCGCCGACACCTATTATGTTAACGTCTAGATTCATCGCGCATATATCAACATTTACTTGTTCCAAAACTCTTAATGACACAAAGTTATTAATTGCATAGACATAAACTTTTTTTCCGCAACTTGCAAGACCGGCAGCTAAACTTATTAAAGTTTGCTCTGCGATTCCAACATTTAGATATTGCTCTGGAAAATCTTTTTCTATTTTCTTTAAACCAAAGGCGCCATGATCAGCAGTAAGCACTAAAACATTTTTATCTTTAGAAACATAATCGTACAACCGATTAAAAAAGGCATCGCGCATGTCAATCATTTTGTGATAACTCCTCGATTGCTAGTTTCAAAATATCATCGGTTATTGCTCCATGATGCCACTCGCTTTTATTTTCCATGAAGCTGACTCCTTTGCCTTTAATTGTGTTCGCGATAATCATTGTTGGCTTTACAGAGTGTCTTTGACTTAAGGCATCGAATATTTCTTGATAATTGTGGCCATCAATCTCAACAACATTCCACCCAAACGCTTCAAATCTTTTACCCAAAGGCTCTAAAGAGTTTATGGTTTCAGTTGAACCATGTATACACAACTTATTTCTATCTACTATTGCAACTAAATTTGATAAATTTAAGTGTGAAGCTAAACTTGCAGCCTCCCAAACTGAACCTTCGTGACATTCACCATCACCTAAAATAACATAACTAATGTAAGGGAGGCCACTCAATTTAGCGTTCAATGCAAAACCAACAGACACAGCTAGTCCATGACCTAGAGATCCAGAAATAAATTCAATACCTGGAATATTATTATCTGGGTGTTCGCCAAGAATACCACCATTATTCATATTAAACAATTCTTGTTCTTCAAAGAAACCTAAATCTTGCAGAACTACATATTGTGCAATACTAGCGTGTCCTTTGCTTAAAATAAACCTATTCCTGTTAAGTTTCTTATAGTTTTCAGCAGAAATATTTAAAAAACCACCATAATACAGGACACCCAACAAATCTAAACAAGAAAAGGCCCCTCCAACGTGACCTTTACCAGCTTTATTAATAATTTTTATTATTTTTTTTCTATGTTGGTTGACCCTGGTTTTGATGTCTTTTAAATCTAGTTTCATAGATTATAATATTCTCCAACCTCAACCATTAAAGTTGATTTGCTATCTTCTCTGTTTAAGGCTTTTTCGTAAGCTGCAAATATATCTTCTTTATTTTCTAATAAAACAACATCAACATTTGTTAGTAAATGTCTAAATGCCTCTGTGTGGTCTTGAGTGTGCTGTAATCCACCATCTAGAGGGGTTTTGGCGCCAATTGCAGTTCGTATAATTATTCTTGGCTTAAAAGTTCCCCATGTCATTTCTTCCATTTTATCTAGGTGGTTAACCAATTGATTTACAGCTAATAACAAAAAATCAAACCTTGGATAGCAAGTAACTGGAATGTAGCCTTCCATTGCTAAACCTATTGATAATCCCATTTGAGTTTCTTCAAAAACAGGAGTTTCAATTTTTCTATCTTTTGGTATTGTTTTTAAAGTATTATAAATAGAGTTTCCACTATAAGCCACTGATTGGCCAATAAAAACAGTTTTTGGATTTTCTGCCAAATATTCCATTGATTTGACTAGATGATCAACATACTTCATTTATTCTCCTTTTTATTTTAAAATAAAATCCATTGGCCGGTGCCGTGGTGGGGATATCCTCGTTCGTAAAAATAATAAAAAACGTCTTTTGGGAAATCAGTTTTTATATTATTCCATGTCTCACTAGTTGGGGTATTTGTGCTCATATCGTTGTCTTCCACAACAAATTCTAGAGGTAGATTATGTCGTCTAGAGTATTTATAAACCTCATGAAAAACACCGGTTTCAGCTGTCATATCTCCTACAAAAACCCAAGCTTTCTTATCAGATCCTTTTGATTTTAGTGCTATTGATGCACCAAGTGCAATTGGTAACACACCACCTACAATTGACGATGTATAAAGTTTTGGATCCTCACTGAAAACGCTCATGCTTTTACCTGCGACAATCAGATTCCAAAGGTGTTCCTCTGGAACTCCATGTAAAAGAGCGTGATAGTGATTTCTCCACGAAGAAAAAACCCAGTCTTCAGGATCAATATATTTAAAAACCTCAATTAATTGTTTTTCATTGCCTTTTGACAAATGAACCGGGCCACTAATTGTGGCTTTTTCATATTCATCTTTTACCCTAATCTCAAAATCAAGTAGATCTTGTTCTGTAAGAGTAACATCTTTAACTTGTTTGTTTCTAAACTTTTCCGGTATAAAAATGTTCATTATACATCCTCGCAATTTGACTTGTACCAATCAATGGTTTTTGCTATTCCTTCTTCAATTGTTATTTTTCTTTCCCAGCCTAATTCTTTTTTTGCTTTATCGGAAATTAAAGCTAGCTTTGTATTAATGCTAGGCTTTGACAAATCATACTCTATGGTAAGGTTTTTACCTGATGCATCAATAATTTTCTGCACTATATCTTTAACGGATATAGATTCGCCATATCCTACATTATAAAGCTCATAGTCTGTTTCTTGCCTTTCAATAGCTTTTTGAATAAAATCAACTACGTCATCCACATATAGTAGATCTCTCTCTGTTAGCCCGTCACCCCATACCTCAATAACGTCATTTTCTTTTGCGGACATAACTTTTGTTATTGTGGCTCCAAACATGTGAGATTTTTCTAAATCATATTTATCGTGAGGGCCATAGGTGTTGCTGTGTCTGATGACAGTATGTTTTGTTTTGCCAAGGGTTGAATAAAATTTACACAATTTTTCTACGTAAACTTTAGTCCAGCCAACGCCAAAATATCTATGGAATATTCCCTCATCTAGATAAAAATCTTCTTCAGTAACTGGTGATCTATCTGGGTTATACATAACTCCACAGCTTAAGAACAAAAAGTGCTCTACATTGTAATCATAGCACGCCTGCAACAAGAGCGCATTCATAACTGCGTTATCGGTAACATGCAAGTATGGCTTGGAGATGATATCCTTGGAGCCTGATGTGTTGGCAGCGGCCTGTATTACAACTTCAAACTTATTTTCAGAAAAAAGTTTATTAATTTGCTGCTTATTAGTCAAGTCAACTTTTTTAAAGTTTGGATGCTCTACGTCTCTTTTCAACCCAGTCATGAAAACATTATAATTTTCTAAATTTAAAAAATGCTCACTAATATTTCTACCCATGAACCCTGTAGCGCCACAAATTAAAACATTCTTTTTACTCATTTTTACTCCAACTTATTTCCCAATCTTTAAATTCAGATGCCAAGCAATCTATTTTGTAGTCTTTTCTACCACCTACAATCTCTTGGATTTTGTTTTTTGCAGTGTTTCTGATGCCGTTCAAACCATGAGTAAGCTCTAGATTATTACCGTCTTTTATGCCTTTTCTATAGTTTGATTCATTATGCCAAATGTGAAGATTCATTTGAGACAACACTACGATTGCCCTGATAACATCACTATCCACTATAGCACTTTTTTCTTGTAATATTAAGTTAATATCGTGAAGAATTTGTGATATTTCTTCAGCATATTCATCTTTATGATCAGGTATAAAAACCTCTTTTAATTGAGCTATTGAAAGCCTGTCAACTAATTCAGATAGAGTAGGAAGATATTTTCTTGTACTCATTATTCCTCCTCTTTAAAATTTTTTATGAAATTACGCAAATTTTCTATTTCTAGTGCTTTTAGTCTCTGGCCTTCATCTCCGTGATATGGGTGAAGATTTCTAGGTAAATTTTCTTGTTCTTTTCTTTCTTTAAGATGTTCAAAATATGTTTGGTCTTTTTCCATCTTGCCCCATTCAACATGCAAATGCTTTATTTCAATGTCTCTACGAAAAACAAACCTTTCACGTCCAATACCATTTATAACGTCTGCCAGCCAGTAATCCCCCCAATCACCATTAAAGATTGGAGCTAGTAAATATCCAGCTGCAGTCCGCCAATTTTTATGCATAAAGGGGAAACCAGTTTGAGCATTCGCGCCGCCAGATGTTTGTAATAAATATAATTTATCTCTATGCTCACATTCATTAAAAAATTTAACTACTATATCATCCCAGTTTTTACTGTTATATATGGCATCATCAGAAAATAAACCAAATATCTCACCACAAGCGGCTTTAGAACACTGGTTCATCAAATCTGAAAACTTAAACTTTTTTCTTGGCCATATGGTGTGTGAGATGTTTTTATCTGGGTATAGATCCTCTAACTCTTGAGCCATTTTTATTGACTCTAAATCATCGTCATCTAGCCCAAAGACAAACTCAATTTGAGCAGGATTTGCACATGTGGAAAAGCAACTCTCTAACGCTCTTTTCATAAGCGCTGTTCGGCCACGAGTTGGACATAAAACGCTTATGATCACTTTATCATTTTTACTCACGATATAGAAACTCCCTTACTTTGTGTATTATTTGGTCTTCATTTGTTTTCTTGAATTTTTTAGCTATTTCATAATTATTTTTAACTGATTCAAGACGTTCGTAATAATCTTTTTCAGATAGCTCACTCAATATTATATCTAATTCTTCTATTGTTGTAAAGGATATAATTCCATTTTTATCAAAAAAATCGCCTATGTTCGGACAGCCTCTAAAAATAGGTATGGTGCCTAGAGCAAAACAGTCAACAATGCCATCGGTAAAAAAATTATTTTCTATAGTATTGTGTATTGTTATTGAAAACATATAATCTTTTAAAGCATCAGTTTTGTTTTCAAATCTATTATCAAATGCGGCACCCCACAGGTCAAAACCATGCTTATCGTGTAATTTTTCTGCTACTTCGTATCTAAACCTGTGTCCCTCTAGAATTTTCTTTTTAGCAGCAATTAAAGAAGTTTTTTTAGTCTTGTTGTGTATGCCCCAACTTTCTGGTTCAACTCGACACTCGGCCTGCTGCATATAGACACAATTATCAAACTTTTCAATTAGGTTTTGATCATGAGTTATAACTAAATCAAACTTGTCATGATGATTTAATATAGCCTCATATGGTTGAGGTTTAAGCGCTTTTGGTTCTAAAAGCCATGCGACTTTATATTTGCTTTTTACTTTTTCAACTAGCGGAATATTCGATATAAAATGATCTACAAAAAAAGTAATACCATCATACTTCATTTTATTTTCAACAAAAAACACATCTTGAGGGCGTCCCCACATATCAACACCAGTGGCTGTAATATAACCCCAAAGATCTTTTGTGTGAGAAAATGTGTTATCAAATACGTTTATAATCTCTTTAGTTGAATTATAAGTCGGTGTATATTCTTTCCAGTTTGTTGGTGATGCTGGATGATAGGGCATCATTTTAGGATCAAAATCGTATCCACACAATTCATCAAAACTTGGAACGGGTCCGTTCCATTGACCCCACTGTAGTTTTTCTTCTTTTACTAGTTTGTTTTCGACTAGCTCTTTTATGGTATCTACATCTAATCCCAAAACATTTATTTTATCTTCATGATATCTTGATGCAGCACCTTTGTGAACCCACTTTGTAGGATAATTTACAAAAGAGCTATCTGCACAAGCAATAATCTTTTCATCCATCGAATTAGAAGCCATGCTGCCAAGAACTTCAAAATCCCATGGGGACCAATCATTATCAAGAAATTTTAAAAGATACTCTTTTTTCCACAGCGCGGGTTGTGTTGAAATTCTATATGGTGCTCCTTTTGGAAGATTTAAAACACTCGTTCCTCTAATTTTACACAGTTGTTTATATTGATTTCGGTGAACAACTTTATTATTTTTATCAAAAACATTAATAAACGAGTCCCAAGTTAGATCTGCTCGGCCAATTGAGCTATCTTTTTTCATCAACTCAATAATATCACTGACAAGATCCATTCGTGGTGGACATGTAGGAAAAAAGTCTTCTAGAGAGAAAATAACATACTCATCCTCTACTGTGCTCAAATAATTGTATATATATCTAGTCCACTTTTTGGCGCCGCCAATTTGCTCTTTTGCCAAAGAAACAAATGAAAAGTTATCAGGTAGAGAAAACTCTGGTTTTGAAAACCCCATTATGACAACTTGTTGTTCATTGCCCCAAAATTTTTCAAACAAAAAGGCATAAATTTTTAAAACCCAAAGATTGTTATCACATATTGGAATATATATTTTAGGCATTATCAGCACCACTTTTTTCAACTAGTATTTTTTCATCATAAAAATACAAGTAATCAATTTTAGTCCCTAGAAAGCAGTTAACTGCGTGTGAGGCAGTTTCTACAATTGGCTCTCTATCATTAAAACTAGTATTTAAAAGTATTGGGACGCCTGATACTTTTTCCCACTGTTTAAGAAAATTATAGAACCAATAATTATCTTTTTCGCTGACTGTCTGTAGTCTTCCGCTTCCATCATAATGCACAACGGCTGGTACTTTATCTTTGGCCTCTTGTTTAAATTTTATAACAAAGCCCATATAAGGACTGTCTATATCTCTAACAAACCAGTCTTTTACTCTTTCCTTTAGTATAGCTGGTGCAAATGGCCTGTACCATTGTCTATGTTTTACTTTTTCATTAATCTTGTCTTTCATTTTTGGACTACGTGGATCTGCCAGAATACTTCTATTCCCCAATGCACGCCTTCCTGATTCCGAACCGCCGCCGAACACAGAAACTATCTTTCCTTTAGCCAAAAGATCTAAAACTTCATCATCGGTTGTGGTTTTTGTTATAATCCTCTCACCATAGCTATCAATGTCCTTTTTTACCTGATCAGCACTATAAAGCTCACCTAAATACGGTGTTGCATTGTCATCCCATTTTATTCTTGGATTATCTAATTTTTGATGCCACACCCACTGCGCTGCGCCAATGGCTAAACCCGCATCATAAGGCACTGGGCACATGTAAATGTCATCAAATCTATCATTATACCAATCAAACATTTTTCCAGACATAACAGAATTAAGCACCACACCACCAGCCAAACATAAATTTCTAGAAGAACTTTTATCAATATACTTATCAATGATAGCTTTAGTCATGACTTCTGTTGTTTTTTGTAATGCGGCTGCAATATTAAATCTTTGTTCCTCTGATGTCTCTGCTAATTGTCTTAATCTCTTATAATCAAATCTATTATTTAATTTACCTTTAAAACTGTGAAAATAATCAAAGTGTTCTGTCGGATCTCCCATCACAGCCATGGCCATTACGGAGCCAGCTTGATTTCCTTTTGGATATCCATCAGACAAACCAAAAATATTTTTTGTGCAAAAAGACCACATCACACCCAAATTAATTTTATCCTCTGGTAGTATCGCTATTGGTTTTATTTTATTTCCTTTACCCTCCCATATAGTGAAAGTTGTAATAAATTCATTACCATTCTTGTCATAATCTCTTCCGCCGCCGTCAATAGTCACTATTAAAGCATCTTCAAAATTACTTGAGAAGAAAGCGTTTGCAGCATGACACTCATGGTGGCCGGGGACAAAATATTCTCCATTGCTTTTTTCAATAAGATCGTTCATTTTCTTAAAAGTTTCTGGGTATCTTTTTGATATCCCTCCATTCCAGCTATCTAAACAATGGGTGAAATGAGTTATTTCATCATATGAATCATAAGTTTTAAATAAAAATTCTAAAGAATCACCTAACGGCTCTTTAACTCTTAAATATCTTTCTAATTCTGCATGGAGGATTGGAACTCCATCTTCTAAAATCGCAAAGGCACAGTCATGGCCCGAGCACAATCCAGCTACTTTCATTAGATTTTCTCCATAATTTCTTCAACAGTAAAAAAATCAACCTCGTTTGAGTACGGACCTTCTTGTAATATTTTTTCATGAAGGTTTTCCCCTGGTTGCAATCCTATGGTTTTTATTTTTAACTCACTCCCAGCTGGAAGATATTTAGCTGCCATAGCATCCAATAAAGAACCAATAGACATGGCTTTCATATGTGGAACATATGGATTTGAATTTTCTGCTTTTTGTAAACAATCAAAAATTAGTTGTACAGCTTCATCTCTTGTCCAAAAAAATCTTGTTGCATTTGTGTCTGTGACAACGACTTCGCCGCCCTCTTGTAATAACTTTTTCCACTTGCATAGCACAGATCCAGTCGAGTAAAGAACATTACCATAACGAACTAATCTGTATTGAGTTTCTGGATTTAGGCGTTCATATTGTTGAAACAGTGTTTCCATCAAGTATTTTGTTGCACCGTAAACACCACTAACCTGCGCAGCTTTGTCAGTGCTAATTCCAATAACGAAATCAAATTTGTTTTGTAGTGATTCTTCTAAAATATTTAATGAAGCAATAACATTTGATTGAGTACATTCTTTAGAAAACTTTTCCGCCAATCCAACGTGTTTGTAAGCTGCGAGATGGTATACCCCCGAAACTCCTTTACAGGCTTGATGTGTGTCAAACTTATTTGATACATCACCGGTGTATATTTCAATTGAAGGAAACTTTTGCTTAAGTTCTATTAATTTACCTTCGTTGCGTGAAACAACTCTTAATTTGATGTTTTTTTTCAAAAGCTCTTTCACTAGGCACTCACCCAAAAAACCAGTGGCTCCGGTTATTAAATATAATTTGTCTTCTTTAAAAAAGTTCAAGTTAGTCCTCCTTCAATGTTTCATATACTTTTGAATTTCTTATTTTGTTTTCGGCTAAAAGTTGCTCTGTGTGATTAACTTTATCCTCATTTAACGGATTATCACGATTGTAAACGTACAATATATCGTTTATATAAGAAATTTTATTACCCGCTAATTCTAACATGCAAAAAGTAGAAGCCAAATCGCCGGCCTTTTTATAAAAGCGGCCATTCTCATCTTTTAAATCGTCCTTATCTATGCTCTTCCATAGTTTATATTTAAAAGTCCTCATATGACTAGTCATCCATTCCGACCTTCTATAAAGCTTGTTTTCTACAATGTGTTTTGGCACTTCTCTAGAGAATTTACCTCTTTTTTTTGATGGATATTCAACATAACTTCCATATGTCAAATAACAACCAGTTTTATCATACATTTCTTTTACAATTTGCAGGGTTTTTTCACTATAAAACCAATCATCTCCATCTAATATAACCACAACATCTTCATCTTCAATATTAGCATTTTCAAGAGCAAAATTTAAACTTCCTAAAGGGTATCCTTTTTGGCTTGGCTTAAGCAAGAAAAACCTTTCATCATTTTTTATTTCGTTGGATGCTATCTTGTACGTATTATCAGTCGATAAGTCATCTACTATATAGCACTGAAAATTCTTGTAGCTTTGTCTTTTTAAACTTCTCAAACATAAATGAACCCACTTTTCAGCGTTATATACAGGAATGACTACTTTAAAATTAATCATTTAAAAGCCTCTTCTATTTTTAATAAAATATCATTTTTTTTATTTTTCATAAATAATATTAAGTCTTTACCTTTTAATTTAAACCATGGCTCCATTGAAGCTCCAACTAATTTGTTTGTTATAACTTTCATTCCCATCATTCGACACTCAACAACAATTCTCGATAACGTCTCTGGGGTTTTAGGGAAGAATACAAGTTTATCATTATTACTCATTGCACTTAAAAAATCATGATAACCTAAACTCGGTATTAGTTCATAATCAATACTCTTTTTTTCACAATAAAGTACAGATGCTTTGGTGTTTTTATGCTTAATATTTGATAACATTATAGATGCTTTTTGTACTTTTTGTTTAGCAGAGTGTTTTTCTAAAATATCTAAAGTATCATCAGACCAAAGATTACCACTTAAGTTAACTAAATTATTTATTTGCAAATTTTTTTGTAATATATTTTTGTGAAAACCAGATTGACAAAAAACACTACATGCGTTTTTATAAAATGAATGGTTGATTATGCTTTGTTTTGGTGCTAAAAAATTAGGATAGATCGATGGGTTTCTGCCAACAAGATATTTATGATCATGCTCGTAAATTATATATTTGCAATTTTCTTGCAAAAATTTTATACAATCGTTTGATAATAAAATAAAATTAGAAATTATAAATTTTTTTTTAATGTTTTTTTTTAAAAATGATAAGTCAACCTTTTGACTCTTAATTCTAATAACATCATTCTTCTTTGACAAAATACTTATGGCCTCTTGATCATTTAACTCTCCACCTCCTAATATTTCATCAGAAAAAAAATCTGATACAAAAACGTAACCATTATTCATAAGTAACCGATTCTTGTTCTAACTTATCCAACCAATCATCAATATCCAATTCTTCGGTAAATTCTTTTAAACAATCATTAAATTTTTGACGTTGTTTGCTCTCTTCAAATTCAGAGTGAATCCACTTCATAAGAGTTTTTGCTTGTGATTTAAAGCGACCATAATCTTTGTAAACCTCACGCAATTTCATTTTGTATGAACCAGGATTGGCATATGCCCACATTGAATCGGCCTGCACGACTCCATCCCAAACTGCGTCTGGGGCGACAGGTTTTAGTTCATAATCAACTTTACCAAAGTGCGCTTTGCTTTTTTGTTTTCCCTTTTTATTCTTAACTGGCTTGTAAAGAAAATCAACATGTCCAGACCAATCTGTCGCTATGACTGGTAGACCACAATAAGCTGCTTCAAACAAAGGCAATCCAAATCCTTCTCCATGAGTAAGGCTCACTAGTGCGCTGATGTTTTTATCTCTATACAGTGAGTGCATTTCCTCATCACTTAAATCTCCATGAAGAAGGTACACTTTACACTTTCTATTTTTATATTTATCTAACAATCTTTTTAATTCTTTAAACATAAGGCGCTTATCCATTATACTGCCGCCGCGGACAAAAGTTTTGACGACTAGTCCCACTTCAGGATTGTCAATAAATTCTTCGATAAACCACTCAACTGTTGCACCAAGGTTTTTTCTTGCACCCCATTGGGCCACTGTTAGAAAATTAAATTTTGTTGACAATTTCAGATTTAAAAGATTTTTTGTATTGTCCAGTATATCTTTTTTAACAGGATAGTGAACAATCTCTATTGGCTTTTGACATCGTAAAAAAGCTGGGTTGCCATTTTGATCTACACCTTGATACACTGAATCTAAAAAAGAATTTTTAGAGTGTTCGGAAATAGTAACAATTTTATCCATCTCATTGCATTTTTGTAGCCACACCGGTGAAACTTTTGTTGTTTCAATACCAGCTGTAACACCAATATTTACCGGAGCCATACGCTGCCATTCGTTAGGAATAGTAACTTGAATAGACATATCATATTGGCCTTTTTGTTGATTATACATGGCAGTTTTTTTAACTATTTCATCAATCCAAGACCTTTCTTCTGTGTCTTCCCATACCCAAGCTGACTCTCCCCAATTAACTGGTAATAAGTAAATATCTAAATTTTTACACTCTCTTAAACATCTCAATACAAAACGACAGTGTTCACCGTAGCCGGTGCGAGTTAGCGCTGGACCTCTTACTAAGACTTTCATTAGGCAACCTCCTCCAAAGTCCATCTTTTGTTATATTTTCTTTTATCCCATGATCCTTCTTGTTCGTAAATATTAATCATGGTGTCAATCCAAGTTTTGTTAAAATCATCAAAATTATAATTTTTCATTACATGTTTACGACCAAGCTTACCCATGTTATCTCTTTCTTCTTTTGATAAATTAAACATCTTATACATTGCATCAACAACATCGTCACCATTTAATCTATCTTCTCGAATCCAAGGAATGGCCTGGGAGCCAATAATTGCTTTTGAAGCCGGTTGTAGAGGGATGCCAAATTCATTTTCACCATCTGTGACTTGTTCTTGAAGTCCTCCCGTCATATTAACTATAATCGGGGTGCCACAAGAAAGTGATTCAAGTGTTGCTAAACCAAAGCCCTCTGCGTCTGAAATATTGATTGTGCAATCAGCCATGTTATACATAAGCGCTAGCTTACTTAAGTTAACTTTTGTTTGGCTAAATAATACTTGGCCGTTCACTAAATCTAAATGTTCTACAATTGCCTGAAGATCTTGTCCATTGGGATCCTGTACTTCAGTATGCATAATTAAGCAAGCTTTGTCGTGACCAACTTTATCTAAAAATTCTTTAAACCAAAAAATTAAAGACCCAGATTGTTTTCTTCTAGCATTTCGATTATTCCAAAAGAAAATAAACTTATCTGGTTCATAATATTCTCCAAGCGCTTGCTCTTTAAACCTAGTCATAATGTCTTTATCTTCAATAGGTTTAAATATATTACTATTAACCGCATGAGGGATGTATTGACTTTTGACGTCAGGAGCAACAGTTTTTACAATATCATCTGTTACTTTTGATATTGTTGCAATAAAATCATTAGACTCATAAAATGATTTATTAAAAGTAGGATAGGGGTAATTATCCCAAACATGATAATAAACCATAGGCATAAGGGGTCTAATTTCATTTTCCATTTCCCATAGCCAATGCCAAAAGCGTGGGTCGGTCATAAACCAAAGAATATCTGGTTTTTCTTGACGAATTAATGAGCGCACCATCTCTTTGTTACCATAGCTATCTACTGGAAACATAATCCAGTCATCGCCATATTGTTCTGTTTTGATGGGTTCATATTTTGGGTGTTTGATTGCGCCCCCGAAAGAACGAATTTGAAACTTTCCTGTTTTTAATAACGCTTCACAAATATACCTAGTTTGAGTTCCAACGCCACTAGGACTAAGAGGCATATCACTAAGAGTGAAGACCTTAATTTTTTTATCCATTTAAACCTCATGAGCAATGTTTTGTTTTGTAGTATTCGCACACGCCATACTTACCATAACAGGAAAGTCTATTTTTGACATGATTGCATTTATTGATATTATATACGGCTTTATTTAATAATTTAAGAGCATTACCTATTTTCTTTTCACCGTTTGTGACTTTAAATAGTTCTACATTATTTTTCTTGGCCGTTCTTTTTAACAAAGCAAAATGAGTTGTAATATCTTTATAATTTTTACCGTGCTTTTTTGCCCAAAAGTGTTTGTAGAGGGTGAGTTGATAGGTTATCATTTTATCAGTTTTCTTTCGACTATCCCAACCCCAGGAGCAAGTTTTCCAGTCAATAATATGATATTTTTTAGTATCTGGGGTGTATATTACTAAATCAATAAACCCCTTAAATTTTTTGTCTACAATCTTGTTTTCAATATCTTCATATATTTTTTCCTCAACAGAAATCATTTTAAAATTTCCAAAATACTTTTTAAGTGCAGGTAAAATAAATTGTATTAAATGTTTTCCTTGTTGACGCATTGAAGTTAAAAGATCAGCTGAAAATTCAATTTCGCTTGATGCAGTTTTTATTCTCTGTAGATTTTGCAGAAACTCTTTTTCAAAAAGCTGTTCTAAATCTTTAGATTTTTTATTTTCATCGTGATCTTGAACTATAACTTCACAAACTGTATGAAGTGCCGAACCGAAAGCGGTATGTTCATTTCCTTTAAACTGATTTATTTTTTCAATATAATTTAACTTGTGTTTCCAAGCGCAAGTTGTCCACTCTTTAAGTTCGGAGTAGGATATGTGAGACATTTATTCCTCTGTTTTTTTATTTTTTGTCGCCCTTTTTCTTTTAGTCTTTGTAATGTTTTTAAGACCATTGGGCAACGAAGCCTTATTTTTTTGCTCTTCAACTTGAGGAGCTTCAGCTTCTATTTTTGTTGTATCTATTTTAACATTATTTTTTAAGATGTCAACTGGTTTATCCTCAACCTTTAAAACATATATCCCACTGGGTTGATCCTTGTTCAAGGCGCCAGAACTATTTTCTGGTATTAACTCATATTTTTTCAAATCATACTTTTTAACTATTTCTCTTATCACATCTTTCTGATGCATATAGTGTTTTCTTGTTCTAGACCTACTATAGATTGTTGCTTTAAAATATTGATTTTGTTTTTCTTGTTTTATTTTTTCTATATTTATAATCAAAACGTTTCTCCTAAATTATTATTCAAAAAACTGGTCAACTTTGTTATATAATACTGGGCTAATTTCTTTTAACTTACCTCTAACTCCTAGTAAATAGTTCTCAAAACCATTTGCCCAATACTCTCTCAAAGCTGTAATAGCATACGGAGAGTAAAATAATTCTGCGGAGACACCTCTTAAAGTATTGTATCCAACATTTTTATATAAATGTTGATCAAACTCATAATCATATTCTGGGTTGGCATATGCCTCTATGTCATATTCCTTATCACCTAAAAGATAATATAAATATTTTCTCTTATATATAAACTCTCGCTCTAGCCGGCCATCTCCATATATTTGATCTTCGTGCGTTTTTTCAACGGCATGTGCAACCTCATGCAATATATCATCTAATAAATCTGCTTCATTATCTTGATCCGGCGAAATATAAATCGCACCATCTTTAAACATCGCATTATATTCACGACCATCTTTAAAAAACTCTTCAACGTAGCCGACAAAAAAACCATCAACATTATCAAAAAAATATTCTGGGGTTAAACTCTCTATCTTATTTTTTATATAATTTAAATCAATGTCTTTTTCAAAAGGCTGTGAGAAAATAAAAGGTACATCATATATATTTATTTTCTCATTTTCTTTTTTTGATTTTTTAGATGATTCCAAAATATATTCGAACATTTATGCGGCAACTTCTTTATCTGCGTCAGTTAAGCCTTGTCTATAACCTCTAATAAAATTTTCTTCTGCGATTGCTAAAAGAAACTCTGGAAATTCACTAGCCATAACCTGAATAATCATTTCAACGTTTACTTCGTCATTTTCTGGATTTAATTTTTGTCCAACATAATTTACAAGCCACTTTTTCATTTCATTTTCAGATTGTACTGGCTTTAGCAAATCTGGGTTTTCATTTTCTATAGACATAAACACTCCTTTTAACAAAATATAACATAAATAGTCGATAATTTAAAGAATTTTAGAGGCGATTGTTGCTATTTTGGATCTCTCACCTTTTAAAAGTGTTACATGGCCAGAAATTTCAAAATTTTTGAATTTTTCAACTGCGTGTGTAAGACCATTTGACGTCTCGTCTAAATAAACGTTATCGATCTGTTCCACATCACCAGTTAAAATAATTTTTGTTCCTTCACCAACGCGGGTAAGGATAGTTTTGAGTTCATGGGCTGTAAGATTTTGTGCTTCATCGATAATAATAAATGCGTTTGCTATTGATCGTCCTCTTATGTATGTTAAAGCCTCAACTTCTATTTTACCTCTATCCATGTAAGTTTCCAACGTTGCTTTGTCATTTGCCATTAGATACTCTAGATTATCTCTGATTGGTGCAACCCAAGGAGACATTTTTTCCTCCATTGTTCCTGGTAGAAATCCGATATCTCTACCCATGGGCTGAATTGGCCTAGATACTACAAGTCTGCTATAAGTTTCCTTTTCTACAACCTGGCTAAGACCAGCTGCGATTGCCATTAAGGTTTTACCGCAACCAGCCTTACCCACTAAAGTTACAACATTTATTTTTGGGTCTTCCAACAAATCCATGGCAAAAATTTGCTCTTTATTTCTAGGTTTTAAACCCCAAAGTCTTTTTTTATTGCCGGGATTGAGCAACTTTAGGGGTTTCTCATAAGATTCAAACTTTCCGAGAGCCGTCTTTTTTTCATTTTGATTTGATATCAGCATTAGAAACTGATTTGGATTTAATTTTAATTCTTCTTCCTCTATGTAGACTTCTTCTCCTGAATAAAACCGATCTAAAACCGGGCCGTCAACCAAGTGATTAGTAAAGCCAGTATAAATATTATCTGTATCTTTTACAACTTGATCTGATTGAAAATCCTCCGTCGTCAAACCCAAAGAATCGCATTTAACACGCATGTTAATATCTCGTGTGACCACGACAACTTTTCTTTTTGGGTTTTCATTTTTTTGATTTAATGCAACGCTAATGATTTCATTATCCGGCACAGAAAGGTCAAAATCTTCCGGTAAGCCTTCACGTTTAACCATTTTCACGCATATTAGACCTTTACCTTTATCTATTCTCACGCCTTTAGACAAACTACCTTTCTCACGGAGAGCATCAAGATTACGAATAAGTGCCCTTGCGTTTGTACCTACACCATCCTGACGTTTTTTATTGTTGTCTATTTCTTCAAGAACTTTAAGGGGAAGGACAATATCATTATTACCATAAGATCGTATACAATTTACGTCTGTTAAACAAACGCTTGTATCAAGAATATAAATTTTTTTAGCCATGTTTACTCACTTTGTTAAACACTTGATCTTCTTCATTAAAACACTCATTTAGAGTTGGTTTAAGTAAAAGAAGCAGTCATTATAAATAGTCTTTTTGTTTATAAAAAAGGTAAAAACACTGCCGGCACCCTTATTTATTTATATGGGAGTAAAAATCTCACAGACATGGGAGGATAAAAAAATGAGTAGGGTTATGGTTATTACCCTCGCGTTCGTTATGCTGTTTGCTTTCTCTTGCGGCACAACAAATTCAAGTGTAAAAAATGATTTTCCAAGAGAAGGATTTGCTTTTATTAGTAAAACAGTTCAACTAAAAAGATGCTTTGGCGAAGATAATTGTGCCACGATGGATTTACGATCTTCAGGCTCTGGTTATGTTGTAAAGGTATCAAGCAAAGGTGCATATATTGTAACCGCTGCGCATGTTTGTAACGGAGAGGATGGTTTGCTAGCCTCTGTTGAGCAAACTATTCGCATGAAAGTATCAACTATTACCTTACATGAGTACGATGCGATTGTTCTAAAAAAAGATCAATCAATTGATGCTTGCTTACTTTTTGCAGAGGGTTTAACAAATGGAGTTGATGTTATACCTTTGGCATCAGAACCTCCCAAAAGAGGTGAAAAAGTTTATAATATAGCCGCTCCTTTAGGCACGTTTGATTATGACATGATTCCTATATTTGAAGGTAGATATGCTGGTGAAGAAGATGGCCAAGATGTATATGCACTACCAGCTACTTTTGGATCGTCCGGGTCTATGATATTAAATTCTAAAGGCGAGCTAGTTGGAATGGTTCATTCAGTATTAGTTAAGTTTAGATATGTCGCTATATCATCTCCTTATCAAAAATTAATGGATTTTATTAGAGATGGTCTTTCTGAAGTGATACTAGCAGAGTGGGCATGTATTGCTCCTGATGAATGTCTTAAATATTAATATCGATAAGTAGGTCTTCTCCTACTCCAAATAGTCAGACCTAGTTTGTTTTTAACCCAGATTAGGTCTGTATATAAATTCATATAATCTGTATAATTTTCTTCGTCTGTATGTGCTTGCATAAAAGTAAACTCATCCATTTGAAAAAATGTATCTAGATAAAAAGATACTTTGTTATCAATCTCTTGTCTGCTGCTAGCTATTGATGTTTTTGTATCCGGTAAATAAAATTCATAGTTAGTTTTATCATGAATAATTGTTATTAGCAATCTCCCGGTTATCAACTCAACTTTTAAACTTATATGATCGATATTAGTTACATACCAATGCTCTTGCTCAAAAGAACGAATAGATTTTCTTTTTTTGCCATATTTAGATGCCATCAATCCACTGCCGATATTAAACTTGCTTTAACAAACTCAACTTTTTTATTTTTATTTTTAGGATCTTGTAAGGTTAAATATTGTTCTGAATTCCATTGGAGGTATTGAATATCCTCCAACAACCAAACTTTATTTTTATAATAAACCGGAGAGCCAATATAAGCTCTTCTTCCGTTTCCATCTAAAGTAAATCTTGTTGTCGACATTTTAAACCTCCTTTTAGGGGGTTTGCGACCCCTCTTCTCTTCGATGTAAAGCAAAATCATCTAATGCGTCAGCACAATCCAATGCTTCTGCTAACATTGTAGTCCATTTATCAACTTCTTTTAAGATATCAGTGTGTTCTCCAACCATAACAGTTTGAGTAAATAGCATGTCCAACATCGCTCTAGCCTCTTCAGCTTGAGCTTCATATTTTATTTTAGCTGCATTAAACAATTTATTATTCATATAACCTCTTTTTCTTCTTCTTCAAAAAATGAAATTGTATTATATTTTTTAATATAGCGATTAAATTCCATGTAGTCAACCCCTAAAAATCGTGCGGCCTCTTTTTTTGTTCTTGCAATACTCAAAGCTGTTTTTAGAAGAGCGTCTGTAACTGCATGTCTCGTAAGTCTCCATATTGGGAGGCCATAGAATTTACCATACAAAAATCTGGTTGATAACTCTAGCTTTATAGCTATTAGATCTTCTAAAGATATATTATTAATATTATTTAAAGTATTATCAGTAATTTTCTTTTCAGATTTTAGTTTATTTATTATACTATATTTAGAATATTTTGTAACAGTATTTTTCTTTTTTTTATTTTTCCATGACATATATTAAATAATAATAGAAATAATGATATAATTTAATTTATATTATTTACTATAATCTGGAGATTCTGGTTCTGGTAGGGTTGGCTGCAGCTCTTCTTCAAATCTATCGAAGTAAAGTTTAAGATTAGTCAACATATATTCTTTATAGAGTTTTCTATCCGCTTCATCAGCCAAAGATTCATATGCATCTTGAATTTGATTTTCTACTTTATTGAATGTGGTAGACGCAAAATTACGGCCGGTGATATTCATACCTTCTAAATCCTGAAAAGATTTTACTTCTTCGGGCTCCTCTGGCTCTACTGGCATGTCTTGATCACGAACTGGAATAAACTTGTCTTCAACATCAATGTCCAAAGCTACATCTTCTTCAAGTTCATTTTCTTCTTGACTTTCATCAGCAACTGATGTAAGATCTACTGGTGCTAGCGAATTCTGAACAGCATTTAAAATGTGCGCTCTGAATGATTCTCTTTGTTCTTTAGAAGTGGTTAGTGCTTTGTAGGCGTCTTCAACAATAGGAATTACAACTTTTAAAGTATCTTCAAGAACGTTTATCCCTGTTGCTCTTTGAGGCTGCTCATCTGGGACATCAGCGCTAACTTCTTTAATGAGAGATCGAATAACACTGCGAAGTCTATTTTCTTCAAGCATTACTTTTTCTTTCTTTTCAACAAGATAATTTTTTAGAAGGCCACGAATTACTTTTCTAAAACGTTGTTCTTCTTTTAGTTCTTTTAAAAATTCATCGCGATCAATCATTAATTTATACTCCAAGTTTCTGTAATAAATAGTTTAACGCCTCATTAACTTCATTTTCAGAAACTTTTTTACGTTTTCTTCGTTTGGCACCGAGAGGTAAAGCATATCCTGCGACAGAACCACCGCCCATTGCAGATATTTCTTCTAGCTCCTCTTCGTCTTCTTCTAATATTTCATCAACTAACCCACGAAAGATACCCAAGAATGGGTCGTTTGCCTCCTTGAGTTCCTTCTTTACTAAATTTGCTATGTACCCTGCTCTATCTTTTGAAGTATCAGGTAAATATCGTTCAATAGCGTCGACGGCTCTTAAGGCATTTCTGAAATCAGTTGCGCTTAAAACTTCACCAACAGGGTCGAAAGCATAGTCGAGAGGATTTAAAACTTTAGCATTTTCAACGTATTTCTGAACATTACCAGCAAAGCGCTCTGCAGCATCTCCACCTTTTGTTGAAGCACCAAGAATAATATTTGTTCCTTCCATTTCAGGAGAGTTTCCATACTCCATGGCCGCCCTTACAGGTGAAGCTGTTTGAGCAATCTCAACGTTAGTGTTTGTGATATTAGCGTCATCTAAATACATATTTAGAATTTCCACTGCAGTCTTGGCTGTGATACCATCTTTCTCTTTTGGACTAACCAAAACAACTACCCTATCAGCAAGTTGAGCATAGTGTTTTATCATATCAAGGTGGCCACGGTGAGCAGGTTTAAACTTTCCTGGTAAAATAGCCACAGTTTCGCCTTCATTTTGCTCGCGAAGCATTTCCTTGACCATCTGTGGGATCTTTCCTCTTCCGTACTTAAATAACCCCAAAAGTTGGTTCATTGGAGCAAAGTTTCCTGTAAACTTATACATCTGACCATCGTATTGAAAAACAAAACCTTCTACAACAGTATCTATATTGTTATGGTGTTTTAATTTTAATAACTGGCGTACTAAAATATCTTGCGCACCTCGCTTTTCCGGGCCTTCGTAAGATTGTATAGCGCGAATTGCTTGTTCAGTTTCACCTTTTAACCTTTCAACTTCTTTTTCATTATCCAAAATGTATGCACTTTTAAGCCCACGCAATAATTCAACGGCAAAATCATGTATGGCCATCTCGATAGGCTCAACTAGTTTTGCTATTAAAAATTTTGAGTTTTTATTAAAAGCTGATATTTTTTGTTTAACTGATTTGTCCATCCCTTTAGTTATTTGAGTTGTTGTGGGTGCAGATTTATCACCTAGCATTCTTTTAACTAAAAGTTCTACTTGTTGTTCGTTTAATTCTGGTAGGTTTTTTTGAGTATATGGAATAAGTTTGTCGCCAAGATATTCTTCGATTGTCATATCTCCTGTATATCCTGTTGACTCAATACGATCTAAAGTATCTTGAACAAAGGTTTCATCAGTTATCTTATTAAGAGTTAAAAACGCAGTTCTGCGAACGCTAAAGTCTTGATCAGCAGTGGCGTCCTCAAATTTATCAATTACACTGTCAAGAAAGTTAGATTCTTTTTCATTTGCTACAACTTCTAAAGAATTATCTTCTTTGTTGTATTTTTTGTGCCCCATTCTGTGAATATTCACGACATTTTCGTCATAGTTGACAACATTTGGAGCAACAGGGCCTTGAATCTCCGCATTATAGAATATTTCTCCATTAGGCCCGAAGATATTATTTTTTTCACTATCAGAAAGGGATTCAAGCGCTTTAACATAAGCATTAAAAGCAGTAACGTAAGCTTTCCTCGCACTTTCACCACCACGAAATTCTCGATTGATGAGTTCCTCAAAAGTCATGCCACCGCGAGACATATCGCCTTTGTTTCTTGCAGCACGAGGTTTGCCGTCAACATATCCAAGGAATATGTTATAGCCATCAGTTTTTTCTGTGCCTACAAGTTCACCCCTGGCGGCTTTTTGTAAGATGTCGGCCATTTCGTTAAAAGTGAGATTACGATTATCGTAAAGATGTGATAAGTGTCCTGCTACGCCGCCCATTTAGTTTCTCCTACTCGGTTGGTCTTTCTAATTGACCGGGTTCATCTTGTTTTAGCTGGTTTAGTTGTTTAACCAGTAGAGTTATTTTATCTTCAAGGTTGGATATCTCACGTTGTTTTGCAAAATAATAATTTTGACTACGAATGTCCATTAGGATCATATCATCGCCCCGTGCCGCAGCCTCATCATTTTCAAGACCCTTGCGGGCGTCATCAGAAGCTTTACGCAAACGATCTATTTTATCTGCAATGCCCCTAATGTGATCTTCTTTTCCCTCTTCAAGAACTTCTTTGATAAGTTGTTTTAAAGTTGATTTATTTATTTTCATTCTTTGCCTTCCTCCAACACACGAACTTGTTCCTCAAGGAGTGAGATTTTATTTTCAAGAGTTCTAACAACTCTTTTTATTTCAAGTAAATTTTGACGAGCAACCGATAGTTGTCGACTTTCTCTTTGACTTTTTGGTCGCACTTCATCTAGGATACGAAGAACAGACTCGACATAAGCACGAGCAGTAGGATTGCTTTTAACTTCTCCTATCAAAAAGTCTCTGGTCATCTTCCTTAAATCAACTTTCATTAGTTATCCTTGGACATTTCTGCAAGAATATCACGAACAGCATCACGAAGCGCGGACTCGTCTAGATCCTCAAGAACTGATTCTTTTGCCTCCGCAGATTGCGGGTGAGCTTCTGCTATGGCATCTTCTTTTTCTTCTTCGTTTAGCTCTTCCGGTGCCTCTTCTAGTTCAGCAGTTTTGTAATCAGCATCAGATAGATCATAGGTTCCCATACCTTCATTTAAGAATGATTTTTCTTTTGGCTTATAACCCCATTTATCCATGAGCATCTCACCAAATTCTTTATTTCTCCAGTTTTTGTAAGACATTTTCTGTTCTCCTTTAGTGTCTTTATCTTTATAATTAGTTTCGCCAAGTTGTTTCTTTCTACTATCTTCAAAATCACGAAAAGCCATATTACCTTTTTCATACGCTTCGCGTTCCATTTCACGCATATGCGGATCTTTTTGAGCATAACCTGGCACTGTTGGATGTGCGCCCATCAAGTCACCTCTTTCATTTTGTAAGTGGTGCACTAATTCATGGGCCAAAGACCGCAAACAGTCTTTCATGTGCCGCCCGGTAATATATATTGTAATAGATTTCTCTGCTGGGTCGTAATGTGCAGTCTTGCCAAAAGGCTTCATGCTGTTTTGTTTATCTTGTGCAAAGATTATGGCCGGTTTATTTTGAAGTTTATATCTTTGATGAAAGAATTCTACTAAATCATTAGCATAGGTGCGAATATTGTTCATTTGTTTCTTATTCTCTTCATTTGGTCAATTAATTTTTCAGCCTCTTCTAAATCACCTGAAGCTACTGCAACTTTAACTTTACCACCAAGTTCAGCTATCTCTTCTGAAGTCTCCTCTGCTTCTTTGTTACTAGCTTTAGTAATCTGATCTTGTTCTTTAATATATTTTTCAATTTCTTCAGTGATTATTTTTAAAAGATCTTGTTTTTTCATCTTTTACCTCCGAACGACAATAATAATTAGTTTTAATTATTTGTTGTTCATTTTAAATAGTTATGAAGAAACTTTAGATTTCATGAGGGGAACGAGAAAACACAATAGACTTAACAAAATGATTAGTATCGAGTCTACGTCGGATGTAATCTTCCATGTGGTTAGCATCATCAAACCTCTTAAGGGTTCCATTCTCGTTAACAGCGAACTGGCCAACATTCTCTAAAACATCCATTTTGTTGAAAACAACGTGCGTTGCTCCATTAATGTTAATGGCTTTCTTAAGAAAATTTAAATTCATCCAATTTACTTGTCTGACTCTCCCCGTCGTTGCTCCGTATTCTTGGCCTTCTTTTTGAATTTTATTGAAAACTTCACCTGGAGGTTGAAATGTTTTAGACCCAACATAAGTTTCATAAGATTTTGCTACTCCATAGATACTTCTTACTGTTTGAGGTGGGACACCATTCATTAGTGCAGCTGCAGAAATACAATTCGATGAAGTTACGTATGGATAAGAACCCCAATCAATATCTAATCCAAATCCTTGCGCACCCTCAAAAAGAATAATTGGATTACCACATCTTTCGTAAAGCTCCTCATATAAATCTATTAAATAAGAGCGAAGTTCAGGCACGTCTTCAGCCCGGACACCAGTTCGGGCAAACTTATCTCGATAAGCGGGACCATTACCTCGTTTAGTCGTACCTATTTTTGTTTCTCTTGCTTCCTCTTCAATATGGTTTTGCGTAATAATGTGAGCATTTTTAGCGATAAATACAAGACCATCTGTGTTAATACCGCCCTCTTTTAACTCTTGAATCTCTTTAAAAAATTGTTCCACGTTGACGACACACCCCGGACCAATAACGGACCGAATGCCAAAAAATACACCGGCAGGTATGTGATGAGTAATAAATTTTTTCCCTTTATGAAAGATAGTGTGGCCGGCATTACAGCCGCCATTGTATCTAATAACATGCGTATACTCCCCTGTTTTACAAAGATGGTGTGTAACCTTTCCTTTCCCACAATCACCATATTGCAAATCTACAACAATATCTGAAATCATAAAACCCTCCAAATGAGGTTTTATTATAACATAAGGGAATAAATAGTTAAAGAGTTAGTTTTCGTCGCAAGCAGTTTCATCAAGAATATCAAGAAGGTTAGAATACATTTGTTCGGCAGTGGGAACTAAATCAAACTTTTTTGCTTTTGGAAGCGCATCGACAATATTATCCCAGAAAACATTTCCAAAACCTGCGCTAAAGACATAAAAACTAAATTCAGGTGCAGCTTTCATTGAGTCTATAACATCGCTTTGTGTTATCTTTGGAACTAAATAGCTTTGAGGTTCTTCATCTGTAAAAAGCACTATTACTCTTTTGGTGTTTTCTCTCCACTCTATGTTCCAGTTTTCTTTTTCAGGTTCTGAAAGATTAATGCCTCCCCAGCCTTCAAACCAGGCAGCAGAGTTGATATCAAATGTTCCATTACCAATTAAGCTTTGAAGTGAAAGATAAATAGCATCTAAACTTTGCTCGTCTCCACCGTCCATCTGTGTTGTGTCAATGTTTAAAAATGAAGTCATAAAGCTTTGAAAATCAGTTAAGTTAGTGTGTATTTTTAATTTTTCAACATTTTTTGTTAAGCCGGCATCATATTCATCAACGGCAATTAACACTAGGCCCCATTTTATAATTTCCGAATCGTAGTAATGAAGGGCAAACTGACTTAATGCTGAAAGCACAGCATTTATATCATTAAGCATGGATCCAGACATATCAACAATAAGAAGGACATCAGTTGGCTCTAATTCTTTTTCTGTTACACCATCACAGTTTGTATCTTCTCCATTACATATATCTTCGTCCATCGGCACAGTTTCATCCGTACACAGATCTGCTACAAATGTGCCATTATCAAAATCACTACCCCACACTCCTTGATTACAATAAAAGTTTCCAGGCTTACATATACCGACACCAAGAGTTTCAGGTGGGCCACTATAACAAATAGAAAATAAATCTTCATCAACTAATTGATTACAATTATCATCATGGTTGTTACAATCTTCTGGCGCCACCGCTCCTAAATATGGATCACATTTTTGATTTTCTGAAACTAGTTCAGGGAACCAATGACATGAGGCAAGACAATCGCTCATTTTAAAGCTTGTGCATGTTTGGTCCTCACATTCACAAGTTTTATAACCCTCACCGCAAACCAACGGAGATTCAGTACAAGGTGCCAATATTCCTACATCTTTTTCTGTACAAAAGCATTCGATATCTTCGTCTATTAATCCATCACAGTCATTGTCAAGGCCATCACATATTTCATCAAAAGGCTGCTTTGCTGTACATAGCCACTGCCCCTGTATACAGTATTCCAAGTCGTCTTCACAAGCGGTTGAACATGCTTGCACAAGATCTTCATCTGTTAAACCATCACAATCATTATCTATATTATCACAAACCTCTGCCGGCACAGGGCCACACAATCCACAGTTATTTAACTGGCCTTCATCTATCTCACCATCGCAATCGTTGTCGATTCCGTCACAAATTTCTTCAGTGCAATTGACGATACATTCAGTGTATTGTATTAGGCCCTTAACACAAACTTTATCTTGTATCCCAGGTTCACCTTCCTCATTCAAGCACGGCGCATCTTTTTCTATTAGATATTGTGTTGGGTTACATTCTAGCTGTTGTTCACATTCACCTTGAAAAACTACTGTATTCGGTTCTTCACATTTATTAACGCAAATTTGCTTTCGCCAAACTTCACTTAAATCTTCACAAAAGTACCAGTCGCATTTTACACACGGATCTTGCCATATAGAATACGTGTCTTCTTCAGCTACATCATCAACAACATCTTTGACATCTGGGACTGCAGGCACAGGACTAGCAGCGACTGGTTCTTTTTTACCGGAACAGGAGGATAATAATATTGTACTAATGAGAAGAAATCTCTTCACCTTCATATAATAAATATGTGTTTGGGGGGTTAAGTGTACTGTTTATCTTGTTTTTCTGGTAGTTTTGTGATTCGCGTTGATATAATACGGTCGCCGTCCGCGTCTTTCATTGAACTAATTTTTTGAGAAACTTGTTGGAGATAACTTAATGCTCTTCCTGGTTCCACATAAAAACGAAGGTAAAGTTTCATTAATTTATTGTTTTGAGGGTCACGCTGAATACCTCCCTCACCAGCACGAATAACAGTTACACCTTCGATCCCTCGGATGGCCTCGAACACACGGCCATAAAGTTTAGTAGCAGATTCGGCTTTTACTAAAAGCTCGGCTTCGTAAACAGACTTTTGTTCGGTGAGAAAATATTTGAAATTTTCAAAAAGATTTTTCATAGTTTATTTCGGCACCTGTTTTAATGTGTCTATTGCGGCTTTAGTTTTGGTAAAAGTACTAGAACCAAATTCACTTCGTGTTTTAATATACACCTCTTCGTAAACCGCTCGGGTTCTTTTCCCAAGGTCAATCATTGTGTCAAGAAGGTCAAACGCGTCTTTTCTATCATCAAACTGTAAAGATTTGTCTTTTGCAGTTGCAAGCAGATCGTCAAATGCTGATGAACCGAATTCAGCAACTTGTTTGGACAATCCCTCTAACTTCTCAACGGGAAAATCTTTAGGTGAATCTTGAAGTTGTTGTAACTCCTTAAGAGCTTTAGCAAATAAATCAATATTTTTAGATGCTTTAGATGTTTTGTCGCTTACAAGATCGTTTGTGACGCCTTTGATAAAATTAAATTTAGCGGAGTCTATTGGTTTGCCGCCCTGGGTTAATTTCGCTTGTGCGCTTGGAGAGTAAATAATCGCGGCGATTAAATAGACTATGATAACTAATAATGCCATTCCCACTATTTTGCAAAATAAAGGTCTGTCAGAACAAAAATCTGCGACTATATCATAAAGTTTTTTTGCGGCACGAAGTGCGGCAAACGTAGCTTTCTTTGCCATTTCAACAATTTGAATTGACTTTTTTAAAACAAAATCTGATACTTTTTCTGAAACTCCTTTAAGAAAATCACCGACTTTTTGACCCGCAGCTTTTAAAGTGTCGAGCAACCCCTCTTCTAATAATTGTTTTTGTATTTGATTGAACTCTCTGATAGTTTGCCTTTCCCATCTTTCATAAAGTTGAGTTTCGTTTATTACTTTTCTATCGTATTGTTCAAGCATAAGCTGGAAAGGATTTTCATTAAACTTTTTCCAGTTTTCCATTATCAATTTTGTTTCCATTAACAATTCCCCTCAAAAGATCAGATTATCATAATTAGTATATTTTATTACAAAACGTGCTCTAATGTAAATTCTAAACACCAAAAAGCTTCGCCATCGGCCCAATAGACTAAAACATCATATATTCTTTCGTCGTCTCTGTCATCATCACGAGCAAACTCTGGGATTTCGTGAATTTTGACGACAACACCTATACTATGTAATAAATCGAATCTTACAAGATCCCCAGGTTTAAAACTGCAGGACATTTTTTTACTTTTCTTCGGCGGCTTCCTCCAAGCTACCGCCAAACCCTGGTGGGGCTGATTTTGATCTTTTGTAGGAAGGTTTAGTGGTTCCAGGTGTATTCTTGCCTCCACCTAAACCGATAAGGCGGATTTTCATCTTCTTATGTTTTTTCTTAACTGCTTTTTGAAACGGTTCGTTTTGTTCCTTTTGCATTCTTTTTGTTTTTCGTTTTGACGCTTCTTTTCTTTCAGTTGCGTAATCGTAAGCTTTCTTAAGTCTTTTCTTAACTTTTGGATCTTTTGCATTTTGATATGCCGCCCTTACTCTTTGATGTATGAGATTTATTATTTGTGATTGTCTTTTGTGAGACTTTGATTTAAACGAGGCTTTTGATAAAGTATCTTTAATATCCTGAACAGTGCTAAACTTTACACTTACAGTATCTTTTGGGTTCTCATCTGTATAGAGTCTTCTACCAGAGCCTTTTGGCTTCTTACCTGTTCCCTTTTTCGGGTCTTTGCCTTCGTTTGTTCTTTCACCTTTTTTAGAACGAGTTTTTTGATTTTTACAAAACTGCTTCATCGTGAAGCCTTTCGGATTGTCACACTTCTTGGCTCGTTTTTTTCTTTCCTCTTTGGAAAACTTTTCGTTTAAGCCGCCACCAAGGTATTTCAGAAAGTCATATTTTCCACCATAAATGTCTGAAAGTATGATGCGCCCATTATCGGTCAGTTCACCAGTATCGAAATTAATATAGCCATCTTTGTTTAAAGAATACACTGCTTTGCTGATATCTGGTGAATCCATATCAATTTTATCAAACTGTTTATCGAAAACGTTTTTCAAAACTGATAACTGGGCCGGGGTGAAGTCACTTTCTTTATAATCCTCAACTTCAAAATCAAAATCATCTTCGTCTTGCTGTTCTTGTAGACCGTGAGGTTCCATATAGGGATGATCTTTAAGATACTTCGCCATTTTTGGTGAGACTTTAAATCTAATCAACTTTCACAAGCTCCTTCTTTTCTTTATCTAGTTTGTAACCAGTTATTTCTGGGTCTACCTCACCAACATTAAAAAAATCGAAGCCTGGGAGAATAGCAATCTTCTGCTCTGGAAAGAACCCTCTTTTGATAAAATGACTTGCCTGTCCCACAACCTCGGTAAAAAGTGCTCCTGCTGCTGCGGGGGGAACTGTCTTCATATGCCTATTATAAGAGGCGATTTCACCACGGAGGTCAAAACCAGTTTTACCTTGACAGTGTGTCATATAGTCGTGAACTGCTCTCAACTTTAGATTTAATTCTGGGTCAAAAACAGGGTGGGTAGTCCCACCGGACCATATTTTTAGAACTCCGTTTTCTAGAGCGTCTTTACACATTTCCTTTTCGGAAGGATAAGGGTCTTCATCTACAAACTGAACATCCACTCTGGACCCTATTTGCTTAAACATTTTATTAATGAAAGGTTCTAATGCCTCAAACGCAGGAACGGCAGATTCCTCGAAGGTCGGCGCTTTCTCATATGCTTGCGCTACGAGTTCTCCGTAGAGATCCCAACCGTTTTCTCCTGGTTTGAGAACCAGTTTTTCGGAGAGCATATACTGTCGCCAACTTTCCATTATAAGTTTCATTTTTCTCTCCCGACCAGAGGCAATATTCGCTTAACGTTTGGGTGTTTGTTTGTAGTAAATAGTATTTTGTACGCTTTGAGGGGAGCATTCGCTTTCTTTGCTAAAAAAGCACGGTGGTTTCCATCGGTTACAAACCCATTTTCATCTATTGTAATCGGAGGGAACTTATCAAAATCAACTTCACGAGGGTCAGTTGGATTATTACGGAAGTAAAGAGCTTCTTTTCCAGCGTCTTTATCTTTCACATATTGTTGAAACTTTCTTTCCTTGTCTTGGGCAACTTCTTTATCTATTTCGTATTCATCTGGCTGGACAGGTTCTGGTCCAGATAAAACATATTTATCGATACCGTGAATAAATCTTTTTAGTTCTGGGTAAGCATCATTTCCGTTATTATAATGATAATCTAGGAGGTCTTTTTGTTTTGGAAACATCTCAATCAATAGTCTGTGTATTTCTTTGACTTTTCCAGGATCTCTTAAAGCATTTCCGACATCATTGAAATCTTCCATACTCATTTGATGACTTTCAGTCAAAAAACGACGCCAGCTTTCCATTATAAGTCTAGTGTTCATCTTTATTCTGCCACTCATAAGACACTTTGTCTTCTGTGATAGGCCCACCCGCTGCCCAAGTGTAACAAGTTCTTGCGGAGTGACATTTAAAGTGGTGCATGTAACAGTAACCTAAACGCCCCTCATTATCACTTACAGGACCAGGCATACATTTGTCCATTCTTGGTGAAATATCAAAAGCAGCACAGTTTCCACATT